GTGCATGACGCTATCGGTCGGCATGCGGTTCAAGTGGGTAGATCACGAGTCCATGGGTCGCTGCGGCTTATCCTCGTCCGTCACCCTGCGTGCAGCTAGGCCGTATTCTCCGAACTCGTCGAAGTCGTATACCTCCTCGTCTTCGACGGCTTCCGTCGGTGCATCCGGTTGCGGGGTCGAATCAATGTGTACTGCATGGGTTGCCTCCTTTGTAATCGTGAATTGAGCGAGCTCTTCGCGTGTTGGCTCCGGGATTCGGAGTAGGTGGCGCCGCACGATCTCACTGACTTGGACGCTGTACTGCCGCATGCCGGCGACCGTGTCCAAGAGTGGCCCCAAGGCACGCTTCAACTGCTCATGCTCGGCGATGGCTGCGCGTACATGTTCAGCTCGACCGGGGTCATTTTTTACGAGGCGGAGCATCACATCGAGCAGGGTTTCGGCCGCATCAACCAGTGCCTGGGCGGCGCGGGTCTCATCCCGCTCGGGTGCCGTGTCGGCTGCTGGAATTAGCGACTTCACACTTCCCGCGAGAAGCAGCTCCTCTAACTCGTCGGCGGCGTCGTCTCGGCCCGCTTCACGTAGTTGACCTGGCGTGGCTCCGACCACTCGCGCCATGCGCGCCAGCGTGTCAGCCGGGGCGACGCTTTCGACGAAGGTGTTTTTGGATACCTGGTTGTACCCCTTTGCGATCTGCCGCCAGCGGCCCTCACTGATTCCAGCCATCGTTGCAGCCCTGCGTACTGACAGCTTCGGCCGTGCGGCCTGGCGAAGTTCTTCGAGCAGCTTCGCCTCTGGTGTCTGAGTGGGTATCTGCACAGGTCAACCTTGCTACGCGCAGAGGTGCGAAGTCCAGTTTTCGCACTTTCGATGTGTTTCGCAGTCACACGCTTGTGATTTTCGAACATCGCAGTTCAGGGCCAAAAATCAACCCGTCTGCGACAAGGGTCTTGCATTACGCACCTTGTCGCAGTACCTTGGTGCGTACCAGGTTCGCCTGGTTCAAGCCCAAGGAGGGTCAGTGAGCACAGAACTTGTCCGAGTGCCCGTTCCCGGCGCACCAGATCTCATGGCTGCCCAGTTCGACGACCACGAGTGGGCTGCGCTTAAGCCGATGTGCGATTCGCTGGGCATCGACATGCCCACCCAATTGCGGAAGCTGAACCGCAGGTCATGGGCAACCGTGGGTCAGAAACCTATGGTTGCTGCGGATGGCAAAACTCGGGAAATGGTCATGATCGACGCCGAGACCATCCCTATGTGGCTGGCCACGATCGACGAGAACCGGGTAGCGGCGGAAGCTCGCCCTGCCTTAATCGCATTGCAGCGCGAGGCCAAGAAGGCGCTTGACGCCTACTTCAACAAGCGGTCGGTTATCGCGCCCGCCGTCAACCAATTCGACGTACTCCGCGCCGCCATCGACCAGATCGAGGCCGCCCAGCGAGAAGCGACCGAGGCAAAAGAGATTGCATCAAAGACGGAAGCGCGACTCGACGCCATTGAAGGCAAACACGACTGGTTCTCGGCCATCGCCTATGCCCGACTGCACGATCTTCCGACCAGCACACAGTTCCTCCAAAAGCTCGGCGGGTGTGCTGGCCGGATCGGCCGCGGTCATGGCGTGGAGCCAACCCAGGTCCAGCATCAGCTCTACGGCTGGGTCAACTCGTGGCCCGCTTGGGTCTGGGACCTCGCGGCCGAGGGGTTTGAATCCTGATGAGTAGCAAGAGAATCAGCGAGTTCGGCATATGGCAGGAGCTCCGCGTCATCCGCACCAAGGATGGCCACAGTCTGGCGTCCTTGTCGAAGGAATCAGGCGTTAGCCTCGGATACTTGTCGGATCTTGAGGGTGGTCACCGTTGGCCGAATGCCACCCAGGTAAAGAAGATCGCCACAGCCCTCAATTGCCCGGCAAGCGTGCTGGAACGTGACCGCGCCAACGACTCTGACGGGCGTTCGATCGCCCTGCGTGAACTCATCCGCGAGGTCGTCCGTGAGGTTCTGGACGAAAAAATGACGGGGACGGCCGCGTGAGCGCCGCCGAGTTTCAGGTGATGCCGCGTCTCACGGCGATCTCGACCTCACGTTCGATCACGCTCATGTGACGTTCTTTCAGGGAGATGAGGCGATCAAGGGTGCCCGGTGCGATCGCTTCGTATCGCACTGCATCATCGGGGTGTGGCAGATCCCCTGACCATTGGGAAATGATCGATCGTGGTCGCCCGGCCTTAGGTAGGTGGTCGACTATCTCGGCTTCTAAAGCCTCTTCGGCGGAATCTAGTTCGTCGCGCGCCGCGCGGAGCGCACCATTCTCACTGCGGACTCCATGATCGCTGTCGCGCTCGTCTCCATCCGGCGCTGCGGCGTCAGCAGAGGTCTCGGGGTCATGCTCGCCAGGTCGACGCCCCGCTGGCGAGCGCGTTTCATCGCTGCCCGTGCGGTCGTTTCCTTCATGGCTCAACGATAGCTCCTTGTCATGCGGTATGTGAATGTGTTGTGCATGACGCTATCGGTCGGCATGCGGTTCAAGTGGGTAGATCACGAGTCCATGGGTCGCTGCGGCTTATCCTCGTCCGTCACCCTGCGTGCGGCTAGGCCGTAGTCGCCTGGGTTGAAGTCGACCTCCAAGTCGGATCTGTTGGGGTACATCTCCTCCTCGTTTTCGTTGCCTTCCGGCGATGCTGACGGTTGCGACGCAGCTTCCAGATCATTTCTATCCCCTCCTGATTGATGGTGGTATGCGCGAGATCGGCGCGCTTGGTGGCCGCCGAATTCATCTGCCTGGGCGAATTCCCTTATGACCTCAGCTAGGAGTTCTTGGTCTCGTGCAATCAGCCCAAGGACTCCAGAACCCGTCAAGATCCCAAAGCTTGATTGAACGAAGTCTTTGATGTCGGCAGGATTGGCCCCAAGATCGTTCGCCAGCTGGGCCAGGGTCCATGCGGAACGAACGCCACTGAGTAGTTCCGCCTGCTTGTCAGCTTCGCCATCTGGATCAAGCCGTGCGCGGTCACGAGCAGCTGCTATCGCATCAGCTAGCTCGGTCTCGATACCCCTTCCCCCTCGTGTGCGCAGGGCGAGCGTGCGCACTTCAAGGGGAGTCGCGTCGCCGCCAGCCAGCACCGCGTCAATGCTGCCCGTCTCCCATTCGAGTGCAGCCTCGATCTTTATCCGGGATCCCTCTTGTGGCCATCTAGCCCCTGATTCCAGAGCCCCATACGTTTTCGGATCCACCTTGGCGGCGGCGACGATGTCGGCCTGTGTTCGCCCAAGCTCTAGGCGCCGCGCCTTGACGATGGCTCCAACTTCATCCCTTGAGCGTTCCTTCATGACTTCAGTGTGACGGGAACAATCAGGAACATCAAACGTAAAGTTCCGTTCCCGTCTGCGGAAAATACGGGAATACATGGGCGGAATTACAGGCGAGTAAGCGTGTCTGACCTGCAAGTTACGGCGTATTCCGAACTGTTCCCAGACGATCCCTTGACATGTTCCTGAGTGTTCCGATAGATTCCAGAACATGCCCAGGGAAGAAAAAGGAACTCTCAACCAAGAGTGGGTTCGAGTCGGGGCGACGCTCAGGGCCTTTCGGGAACTTCGCGGCGAAAAGCCAGATCCATTCGCGTCGGCCATTGGAATCAGCCGCCCCTACTTGGCCAACATCGAGGCGGGTCGCAAGAAGCTAACCAATGTCATATTGGCCAGGGCGGCTGCCCGACTCCAAGTTGACCAGGTCGCAATAATGCTGCCCGCAGATCCGGCCGAGGTGGCTTGATGAGCTCCGACTTGACCCTTGCCTCGGCACGTGCCGATCGGGACGCGCTAGCCGATCGAACCGATGTGCTCGACAAGGTGGGCGTCCTGCGGATGCTGCCCGACGATGCGCATGTCACCACCGACGCAGTCGCGTCGTTCTATGAGGTGCCTACCAAGACGATCCAGGCCGTCGTGATGCGCAACCGCGAAGAGCTGGATGACGATGGGATCCAGGTTTTGTCGCGCACCGAGTTTCTTGAGACCTTCAACATGCAGGTCTCAAATCTCGACCCAAAGGCACGCTCCATCACCCTCTACCCGCGCCGTGCCGTGCTGCGCGTCGGGATGCTTCTGCGTGACTCGCCAGTAGCGCGAAAGGTCCGGGATCACCTCCTAGACTCCGAGCGCCTTCCTGCCACTCGCGAAGAGCGGTTCGCCCTGGCCCTACTGGATGCCAAGGTAATGATCGACCAGCGCGACGCCCGTATTGCTGAACTTGAGCCCAAGGCTCGAAAGTTCGACAACTTCCTATCCGCCGATGGCGACTACGACGTCAATGAAGCCGCGAAGGTGCTGTGCCGCTCGGGCATTGAGACAGGTGAGATCAAGCTCGGGGAGTCCCTAAGGGCAATCAGGTGGACATACAAAGACCACAAGGGCCGCCCGCGCGCATACCAGTCAGCCATAAATGCGGGATACCTCACCGAGAAGCCCAACGGTGAGTGGATCGCCGACGATGGCCGTATCCACCTGCGGACGCCGCAGGTCCGTGTCACCCCATTGGGAATCGACAAGCTGATCGAAAAATTGGGAGGCGCGGCATGACCACGGTCATTGAAGGCGAAGTAATAGACACCCTCCCTTCCGAGGTTGAGAGCAAGGTCGTGGCCCTCAGGTCACTCGATGGAGACTCTCAAGCGGCGGCCGTAACGGTAATGCTGTCACACTCGCGTACCGGCCTATTGGCCGCTATTGCGGCACAAGAGCTTCCGCGAATCATGGAATGGAAGGCCAAGGCGTCAGCCGTATCTGAGGTCGCCAAGCAGCTGCGTCTAAGTAAGGACATTCAGCAGGAAGCTGAGGAATTTGTACGTCGAGCCGAGCGTGGACTGGGGGTAGCCATTCGGGATGGGCAGGCGTCTGGTGCGGTCGAGACGGTCGATGAGGCCAGGGTGCGAGCTGGCCTAACCCGACAATCAGGGCCTGGGTGCCATCTAGGCGCTAAACCTAAGCCAACTGATTACGCCAAACCACATGAGCTGTCGGGCATACATCGAGCGGGTGGGATCTACGCCATGACCGATGGTGTCTCCGATGAACAGTTCGAGGAAGTAATCACCCAGGCGAAGGTCGAGGGTGACCTTTCGCGAGCGAATGTGGCCCGCAAGTGCAAGGACAAAGCCCAAGCCGTAAGGGAAGTCGTAGACGCCGACGATCCGCTGATCGACGCCGCCGTGGCCGAGCCTGTGACCACCAAGTGGCCGTTCCGTAACTCGCCCACCGAGTTCCTGGCTGAAATCACCGGCAGCATTGCGGCTTTCGCGGAGAACATCAAATGGATAACCGCCGGAGCGGTTGAACCTGGAGAACTGGAAACCCTTACTAATCAAGCACGTAACGCCTGGAAGCAAATCAACAAACATCTCAAGGAGATCAACGATGTCTAAGCCCGAGCGCATCGAGTTCACTTCCCGCATCGGATGGGTGCGGCTAGATCAGATGAAAGTAAGCCCTGTAGCGCAACGTGCACTGAATCAGGCGTGGGTGGATCGGCTTGCGGCCGAATTCAACCCAGATGTGATGGGAATGCTGCACGTCTCATACAGGGACGGTTGGTACTACGTCATTGACGGCCAGCATCGCAAGTCTGCGGCCATCCAATGGATGGGATCGGATCAGCAGGTGCAATGTCATATCTACGAGGGTCTGACGTCGGCGGACGAAGCTGATCTGTTCCTTCGGCTCAACTCGGTAAAAGCGCAGACGCCGATGTCGAAATACAAGGTTGCACTAACAGCTGGACGCCCTATCGAAACAGACATCGATCGCATCGCACGATCGGCTGGCCTGGTAATCGGACTGAGTAAGGATCTCGAAGAGATCGGTTGTGTCACCGCACTTGTCAACACTTACAACAAGTCGGGACCAGGCTCACTTGCCTTTGCGCTACGGGTGATCCGAGACGCATATGGATATGACGGATTCCAGCGCGACCCGATCGCGGCACTGGCGCTTATCAAGGATAGGTACGGCGATGCCATAGAGGAAGACAAGCTGGTAATGCGCCTCAACAAGATTGGCGTTGTGGAGCTTCGTCGCGAGGCACGAAAGTGGCGGGACACTACCGGTAATCCCGGGGCGCAATGCTTCGCACACGCCATGATTATTTTCTACAACCGCGGCAGCGGTAAGCGTGTCGACCCCTGGTGGAACCTCGGGATCGTGGGAGTGGCATGAGCGCCTCATCCTGCATCGTGTGCTTTCAGGGCACAGACACAGCACTGGCCTTCTATGGATCGCCGGAATGGTGCGTGGCTGGCCTCATGACTCTTGGAGTTCCCGGTGATCAGGCGATGGCAACCTTCGAAAGCTGCCATCCGAACCCATCGGACCCGATGACGGTGACATATCGAGTCTGCTCATCATGCGTAGAGAGAGCAGGATGCCTCCCGGAGCCAAAGCTGACGATTCCTGGATTCGAAATCCCCGCTGTATACCAGCCAGGGATGACGGCATGAGCAAGCTTTCCTATAACCGCGAGGAAGCCGCACAGGAAGTCGGAATCTCCGTCGACAAACTCGACCAGGAACGCCGCGCGGGCCGGATATGTCCCCGCTATGTCGGCAGCAAGCCCGTATACGAGCACGACGAACTCAAACGGTGGCTGGAGTCCCTGCCGTCTGAACCTAAGTCGGCGTAGAGCTTTCAACAACTAAATAACCCCCGAACGCTGGGGCGGGCAATCTTGGCGGACGACCGCCCCAGCGCCACTGCAACCAACACCTTGGAGGTGTGGCGTGTTCAAGCATAGATCCATCGCGGCGGTAGCCGTAATCCTCACCGCGGTTTCATGTGCTCCACCAGCTCATGCGGACTCGGCTCAAGACCTAGCCGAAAAGTACGGCATCTCAGTGTGCCGCAGTCTGGATGCTGATCCCACGATCGATGGGGTTCTCAACACCGGGGTATCACTCACCAAAAAAGCGAACATCGACCCGTATGTAGCGGGACAAGTGTTGGCGTACAGCGCCATCTGGTTTTGTCCCACTCACATCACTCTCTTGAAGCGGTTCGCCGACTACTACAAGGGAGGGCGAGAAGCATGAGCGAGAATCTGAATCCGACCGAGGCGCAGCGGGAGGCGATGGTGGGCGTCTTGCGTGAACGGTTTGACGTTCTCGGATTTCACACGGTCGACAAAATGATCGCCGCCGCTAACAGCATCGCCGATGGTGCACCTGTTGGCACCATCGCACGACGACCAGACGGGGAGTGGATCGCAGTACGAAAAGCGCACTGGAGGTATTGGGCTCCAGACGGAGCGCGTATTGCCGACGGTATGCCACGGTCGGACGACGCCGACTCTTGGCCGGTCATCTACAGCCCTGAGGCTGGGTCATGACCGTTGAAAGTGCTGTAGAGCGAATCGTTTACGACTGCGCAGCTGACATTGATTTGGAAGAAATCGAGGAGATGTTGGCCTCTGTCCGCAGTCAACTACCCAACCCGGAGTCGGTGTTGTGGCGGTACGACAAGTGTGAACTGGAGACCTACACGGCGCTTAGCGCTGAACTCAAGGTCAACCCACGGGCATTGAATTCCGAAATCAAGCACGGATGCGAATTCCACTGGGACTCAGATGGCCCCGCGTATTCCGAAGATCAAGAAGGGGAGGCGGCGTGATGCTCGCCCTACTCATAGCTATATGCGCGATCGTCTTCCTCACAGTCATTCTCGGCGGTCTTGGGCTTGGCGGGTGGGCGATGTGGGAGTGCTGGAAAACCGCGCATCGCCCCGGTTATCAGTCCCCGCTAGTGCACGGTTGGGAGGACTGATGATCCAGATCTACCCAACCCCATGGTGTTACAAGCATGGAGCGTTTCATGAGGATTGCCCGAAGGGTGAGCCGTCGCAGCATGGGCATCTGATCGCCAACATTATCGGCTTCGTATCCCTTACGGCTGTGATGTTCATTTTCATTGCGGGGCTTTGGTTCTTGGCCGGTGGACGATGAACGCAATTCTCGAATACCTTGGCGAAAACTGGTTCTTCATCCTGATCTATTCAGCCTTGCTGACCGCGCTGCAGGTCTGCAGCGAAAGGCGCTTACGCTCTGAGAACACCGCCCTGCGCCGTGAAATCGCCCGCCTCGCTAGGCATCCCTCTACCTATGAGCCTGAACCACTCCCTTATATGCGGAGGTATGCAGACGATGAAGACTGAATGGAATCGGGTTGGCACCGTGGAGATCCTGCGATTTCGGGTCTATCCGATTGACCCCAATGCACAACACGATCCGCTAGGCACAACGGTATGTGTGGAACCCGGGGCATACCCGCTCTACCGGCGATTTGATGCCTACTGCTGGATAATGACAGGTCAAATCAATCAGCGGCAGGGTAAGCTGGGCGACGGACTCTACGAGATTAACCAGGGGGACAAGCCCACGGGCCTAGAGGTTCAATTCCCTTCGCGCACATATGGCCCGGATGAATTCGCGGACCTGCTCGATAGCCCTGTAGCCAAAGAGGGTGAGTCGCAGCGACTCCGCATATTAGTGGAGCGGCGGCAATTCGATGGCTAGGTACACGATCAATCATGACGAGGCCGATGCGCGGGTGTTGTTGATGTGCGCGGAAATGCTCAAGCACCTTGACCTAGCCGGCCGTGGCGGTGTTGATGTGTCCGCTTCTATTGCCGAGGTTATGGCAAGGCGCGATGAAGTGTTGCGTTCCAGGGGTATTGAGCCGAACGGGCAGGGGACATGCAAATGAGTGGGTTGAGTGATGTGCAGCGCGGGGCGCTCAAGAGTTGCTTGGAAGAGATCTATTTCGGGTATGGCGAGAAGGATTGGGAACGCCTCGCCGGTGAAGCTACTGAACGGATCGCGTCTGCGGTGAGGAAGGCGTCATGAGCGACTACATCAAGGATGTTCTTAAAGACGCTATCGAGGAAGAGCTTTCGTTGGGTGGAGATGCGGGGACTGTGATTGCCCGTATCGGTGAGGTGTTGTCAGAAGAGGGCTACAGGGTGGTGGCGTTATGAGCAATGACATTCAGCAAGCGATTGCAGTGGCGATAGTGCTTATCTCCGTTGGAATCTTCTATTGGTTGGCGGACCGATGAGCAAGCTGGAACCAACTGAAGCGCAGCGGAAAGCGCTCGTGGACAAGCTAAGCGAACATGTCCAGTGGCACCGCGATGGCGTGGAAATGGCTGTAGACGAAATGATCGCTGCCGCTAACAGCATCCCCGAGGGGGCACCTGTTGGCACCGTAAAGCAGCGGCCAGATGGGACATTCGTAGCCGTCAGGTGTGGCGATGTGTCCCCATATCCAGCTAGTTGGGTCTACGTGAGGGTAATGCCGGGGGCGTGTGAGGAACCGTACGGGGATGACGCTGATTCATGGCCCTCTTACGGAGAAATCACGCCCGAACCGGAAGGTTGCGGAATCGGACTTGACGGCGAGTGTGAGGGCAAGTGCCGCAAGGGCTACGCGCCTGTTGGCACCATCGCACGACGACCAGACGGGGAGTGGATTGCATGGCGCACCGAAGACGGTTGGGGGTACCGGTTCATCGGGGATGAGGAACCGAACGAATGGCCTCCCGGTAGTAGCATCGCCGACTTTTGGCCGCAGATCCGCCCCGACGAGTGGCCCGACCAATCAGGGTTGGATTGGTTTCCACCTGGCGAAGAGCCGATTGTGCCTCGTCCCGACCCAACAGCACAACAGGAACCGCCGAAGGGGCTCTATGGGAAATACCGGGTTGAACGCGTGGACGGTAAACCAATCCGGGCCTGCTTTGTCTTGGAATACCTGGATGACCTCCACGCCAATAAGGCGCTTTTGGAGTATGCATTCTCTGTCGAACGGGTAAATCCCGAGTTGGCCAAGGATCTTCGTGCCGAGTGGGGTAAATGGCCCGGAAGGTCACAACAGGAACCGGGCGAGTCTCTGGCGCGTGGTCTGGACGACCTTGCCGCTGGACGGGTATCCCGTAGGGACGACTACCTGGAGCCACAACAGGAACCGGCGACTACGCATCCCGTATCTCCTGAGAGTACGAATTGCGTACCCAAGCCCCGCACACCCCGTGTCGTTGACCGCCTAGGGGTAGACGAGCGGGGATCGCGGTGGCAGGACGTTTCCGGCCTGGTTTGGTCCTTCAAAAATGGTTGGTGGAGGACCGTGGATGGCGGACTTGACTACGGATGTGTAGACCCCTCAATAGGAGGTCCCTTCAAGGAAATCCTTGAGCCCCAGCCGAAGGCAGAGGGGGGATCTTCTCCGAAGAGTTCCCCGCGTGTACTTCCGAGTTTGGATTGTGAAGAGGCCCGAGACGGCACGGAGTGGAAGTTCCGGCTGAATGGGGAGCCCCGAAGTCTCGTGTATCGAAACAACGGCTGGCGATACGGGGAAGTCGGCGATCGCATCGGAGGTCGATGCGGAGTGTCCGATGGGCACGCATTCATTCGGGAGTTCGCGCCCTATATCGAAGTTGTCGGTGATCCATCATGAGTCGTGGTGTCCGTATGTCCGATTGGCTCGCAACCGATTACCGGCGTCTTTCTGATCCTGGTCCTTGTGTTCCTGACTGGTTTTGGGTTGATGACGAGTACGACGAGAAGGGGAACCTGCGGTGAGTGATAACCGTGACGCCGTAGCGCATGTAGCGATGTACGCCCTCATGGGCAAGGCGCTCAAAGATCAGGAGAACCAAGGCCGCTCCTACCTTGTGGACTCCATGGAGGTTGGGGATGCGGTAGTTGGGCGGGCTAACGAATTGCCTGTGGGTAGGGCGGTGAAGTCGGTGCGCACTGACGCGAAAGTCGTTGACGACAAAGCCCTACTGAAGTGGGTGAAGGCTAATCACCCGGACGAGGTGGAGACCGTCGAGCAGGTCAGGCCCGCGTTCCTAGCTCAACTCAAGAAGGCCGGCGAGCTCTCCGACGGAGATACCCCGCTCATCATCCTGGTCGAGGGCAACCCGTACGTGACCGTGAAACCGACCGAGCACACAGAGCAGGTGATCCGGGAGCTATTGGCCCACGGGAAGTTCTCACTCGAAGGCCCCGCCGCCTTGGATGCTGCCGTGATTGACATGGAGGTTGAACAGTGACGCTCACTTTCAAGCCAGCGACCCGGGAAGCCTCCCACGCCCGGATCGCTCTATCGGGGCCTAGTGGCAGCGGCAAGACCTACACGGCGCTGGCCCTCGGAACTGCCTTGTCAGATCGGGTTGCGTTCGTAGATACCGAGCGGGGGAGCGCATCGAAGTATGTCGGGCTGAACGGCTGGCAGTTCGACACAGTGCAGCCCGACAGCTTCGCACCCCTCTCCCTTGTCGAGCTGTTAGGGACCGCGGCCGGCGCCGAGTACGGCTGTGTGGTGGTGGATTCCCTCTCGCACTACTGGATGGGCGTGGACGGGATGCTCGAGCAGGCAGACCGAAGGTCTAGGAACGGCAACAGTTTTTCGGGCTGGAAGGAAGTGCGCCCCGAAGAGCGCCGCATGATTGACGCCCTGGTCTCATTCCCTGGGCATGTGGTTGTGACCATGCGCTCCAAAACGGAGTATGTGATTGAGGAGAACGAACGCGGCAAGAAGGTTCCCCGCAAGGTCGGTATGAAACCCGAGCAGCGCGACGGAATCGAGTACGAGTTCGACCTAGTCGGCGACCTGGACCACGACAACACCCTGACAGTGGTCAAGTCCAGAATCCACACCCTCTCCAAAGCGGTGATCCCTTTCCCGGGTGAGGAGTTGGCGCAGCAGATCAGCGAATGGCTTTCCGATGGGGAGAAGGTTCCCACGGTCGCCGAGTACCGCAAGAAGGCGCTAGCCCTCAACTCCATGGACGACCTCAAGGCGCTGTTTGAAGAGGTCGCCGGCCACCGGATGGCGACCGCGCCGACCGTGGATGCTGATGGATACCCGACCGTGTTGGGTGATTTGATCAAGTCTCATGCCACTGAGGTGAAGCGGCAGGAGGCCGCTAGTGCCTAGCCCGGATATCGGAGATGTGCGCGCCGGCCTGCTAACAGTGAAGCAGGCGGCCAGGATCCGAGGATGTAAGCCCAAATATCTTGAGCAGTTGGTATGGCAGGCGGTAAAGGCGGATGTCCTGGAACGGGATGGGGCCTGTGTTATCTGCTGCCGCCCTGACGGAATGTTGGACGTTCACCACCGCATGGCCCGCGGGAGTGGCGGAACTTCCGTGGCCCATATCGCTTTCGGTATGGCCAATCTGATCACTTTATGCAGAGAGCATCACATGTGGGTGGAGGGCAATCCCGATGAGGCTCGCGAGCATGGCTGGAAGTTAGACCATGGCGAAACTCTGCCGGCGGATCTTGCGGTACTGAGGTTCGGCGCAACGGTCCGTCTGTTTGATGACGGTTCTTTCTTGGCGGTGGCGGCATGAAGTGTAGGCGCGAGAACTGCCACCGGGCCGGTATCTACAGACGCAGAGGTTTGTGTAATCCGCACTACAAGCTGTCAGACCGGGGCTATGTGGATCCAACCGCGGCCCGGGAGCATCTGTTGAGGCTGTTCGACTCGGGGCATTCCTGGACCGAGATTGCCGAGTTGGCGGGGATGACTCGGGGCGGGGTTGACAGGATCCGTGACGGTTCGTATCCGAAGATGCGTAAGGCCACAGCTGTACGGATCCTGGCTATACCAATGAGGTTTGGCACATCGGGGACTATTGATGCTACGGGTACAGTGCGGCGGCTGCGTGCGTTGATGGCTAGTGGTTGGCCTGTATCGGTGTTGGCGGAGCAGATGGGTATCCCTGCCTCCACGTTGGGGAACCATTTGGACCGGCGGACTGTGTCGGTTGTACGTGCGCAGCAGATCGCGGAGTTGTTCAGCCGGCTACAGATGGTCCCTGGCCCCTCGAAACGGATGCGCACCATTGGCCGTAAGAAGGGTTGGGCGCTGCCGTTCGCGTGGGATGAAGACGACATCGACGACCCTTCGGCCACACCTGATTCGGGTGGTAAGTCGACATGGATTCAGAAGTACGAGGACTACCGCAGCACAGGTTTGAGTGATGCGGAAGTGGCCGCGGCGATGGGCATCCAACTCGAGTCTTTGAAGCGCCAGCTGGAAAGGAAAGCCGCGTGACTGTTTGGCCTACTTACCACTTCTGCCGTTGTGGTCATCAGAGATACCAGCATAACGGTCAATCAGCTGAGTGTTATGGGGCTTTGGATGACGGTGTGACCCTTTGTGATTGCGGAGGGTTTGTTGAAGACAAGAAGGAATGCGCATGAGTGACATAGTTTTCATGGACACTGAGACTTTGGGTCTGGATCCCCTCGCTCCCGTCTGGGAGTTCGCGGCTATCCGGCGCTACGAGAACGGTATTGAAGCCAAGTACCACTGCTTCATAGACCATGATCCCGCATTTTGGCTGGACCTACTCCCGGCGCAGTTCCAGGAAGATTACAAAGCGCGATTCGATGCGCAGCAAGCACTCAAGCGGGCTGATGCCGCCGAGATGATCCACGCGGCCACCGATGGGGCTCATGTCGTGGGAGCGGTGCCTAGCTTCGACACGGAGCGTCTGGCGCGGATTCTGAATCAGACGGGTTGGGGTGCGCCGCTGTGGCATTACCACCTGATCGACATTGAGAACGTGGTCATGGGCTATCTACATGGCGTTGCGGCGCGTGCGATAGATGAAGCTCGGATGCGAGGCGAAGATCCCAATCCCGCATTGGTGAATCGTCCCGGACCACCGTACAAGTCAGATGATTTGTCACGCGCGGTGAATGTCGACCCTAGCGACTTTGATCGCCATACCGCCATGGGTGACGTGCTGTGGACGCGTGCGCAGTGGGACGCAGTGATGGGCAACGGCGATGAATGATCCCGTCAATCATCCCAAGCACTACACGTCTCATCCGAGTGGCATTGAGTGCATACAGGTGACCCGCCATATGGGATTCAACCTCGGTAACGCCGTCAAGTACATCTGGCGAGCGGATCTGAAGCACAACACGATTGAGGATCTCGAGAAGGCTATCTGGTACATCAACGATGAGTTGGCCAAGAGGCGGCGGGAGTCATCTAGTGACTGACACCTGCACCTGCACCCACGGTCTCGATGAGCACCAATTTCACGGTGGCACATGCCTAGCTGAACTCCCTGGTTCTTTTGAGCCTCTTTACCGGTACTGCCCTTGTGGGGGATTTGAGCGCGACAACCAGGAGGCGGTGTAGATGGCCGTCACCAAGAGGCTCAGGTATGAAGTCCTGCGCCGCGACAACTACAGCTGCCGATACTGCGGGCGCTCCGCTCCTGAGGTGAAGCTGACGGTTGATCATGTTGTCCCAGTTGCCTTGGGGGGTAGTGATGAGCCGTCGAACCTGGTAGCGGCGTGCGCGGACTGCAATGCGGGGAAGTCATCCGTGCCGGCTGATGCACCACTGGTAGCTGACGTCACGGCGGATGCCATGCGGTGGTCTCGGGCCATGCAACAGGTGTCCGACATGCGGATTATGCAGATTCAGTACGACAACGACATCTTGGAGTGGTTCAGTGGCCTATGGGAAGGGTGGACCTATGGCCCTGACAATCTCCCCGTCCCGGCACCTGACGGTTTCGATAGCGTCCTGACCTTCCTCGCGAATGGGATGAGTCCGGAGGAGATCGACAACCTGGTGCGGGTGGCCATGAACGCCAACCACATCCGACCAGAAGCGACATGGAAGTACTTCTGTGGATGCTGTTGGAAGCGCATCCGAGAGAACGTCGAAATCGCCGGGCAGCTCATCGCCGCAGAGGGTGATGCCTGATGGCTAACGCGGCAGGGCTCATCAACGAAGGGTTGTGGCGTAAAGACCGCGACTTCCAACGCCTTCCACGGCTCGTGCAGTGCACTTTCCTGCAAGTGCTGTCACAGAAGGACTTGGACACCGCCGGCGTTCTGACGCTGCACCTGGAGCTTCTTGCGAAGGGCTGCGATGAGCTGACGACAGAGCAACTTCGGTCCGACCTCGCAGTGTTAGGGGAGCGCCGGTTTGTGTTCGTGGACTACGACACCGACGAACTACTGATTCGTTCTTACGTGCGCATCGTGAGCGTCAATTCACCGAATGCCTGGAGGTCGGTACCGAAGAACGCCCGACTAGTCGCGTCGGAGAAGCTGCGGCACGAGCTGGCGACAGAACTCAGGCGTCTACGGAAGGCAGATGCCACGGCTCTCGCTAATGAGATAGATCCCCATCCAACCCCGTCTGGACCCCGTCCCGACCCCGTCGAGACCCCATCTGAAGGGGATAACCCATCCAAAGGGGGTCCGAACCCCCCCAGTCAAGTACCAGTACAAGTCAAGTCTTCTGTTGGTAATGGGTCACTTTGGGAAGGCGAACCCCCCAGCCCCTACTGCTCAGATCATCCAAACGGCACACCGCGGGCATGTCTCAAATGCCAGCGCTGCCGCGAGGAATCGGAGCGATGGGTGTCCGGCAAGGCCGCATTCGAGAAGGCTCTACGCGCAGCAGCTGCCGAACGCCGGCGCAACTGCAAGCTCTGCGGCGGCAGCGGATGGATCGACCTCCCTGACGATTCCGGCGTCACCGACTGCGAATGCAAGACGCCCTTCCCAAATCTCCAGCTTGTCCATGACGCCACAAACCAAAGGAGGTCGGCATCGTGACTGCCCAAGCCATAACAGACATCAAAGAACTCGTAGGAGAAATGCCAGCGAGGGGATGTGAGTGGCCCCGCCACGCGTGTGATTCGCAGGCGCACTGGATCGCTCGCTGTCATTGCATGCGCGGATGGGTCTGCGTGTCGCTCGTGCTGGAGTTATGCGACCGCCACAAAGATGAGGCCCTGTCTATTGCGACGGAGGCCGTCACCGAACGTCGTTTCTGCTACAGCTGCGGCGTCGCGGCATTGAGCTCGTCTGACGTGGTCGGTCCGGTGATGCCGCTATGACCGCCTGGTTTAAACGCACACAGCCCAAACCCCAACCAGTGGTGTCACTACAACCCCGACCCGGTGAAGAGACCCCTACAGCGTTCCTAGCCCGATTAAAGATTGAATGCACACCCCCATGCCAAGACTGCTACAGGCCCGCGGACTTCATGGTCACCATCCACCTCGTAGACCACTGCGACAGACCAGCCGTTGAAGTGTTCATCTGCCGGGAGCATGTCTCCACGATCGGGAACTGGGTACAAGCCTCGATAGAGACCAGACGCAAAGGAAGCTGCACCTGCTGCGGGCATGAAGTAGCGGCACCACACGACCTTATAGAAGACGTGGTGAAGCTATGAGCAAGTGGAAGATCATGGAGAACATGCCCGGATGGTGGGTTGTTTTACGGCGGGGGTGCATTGCGGACACCGATCACCACCATTTCCCCTCTGGTGCTGAGGCTATAGCAGCATTCGCGGCAGGTGGAAGATGAGCGACCCAAATCATTGGTACTCGGACGTGAAGCTACCCGACACAGACACCTACGAAGAGTTCACGGTGTACGTGAACTCGGGTGAGGCATATGACCGTTTCCGCGACTTCTGCCGATCGCTCGGCAGCTCAATCGATTACTCATGGAATGACACTCACGATGTCTGACCCTGCAATCGAAGCGAGGGCGAAAGCCATTGCGCGCATTGGTGATGGATTGGCGGGTGTGTCACTCGGGTACGCGGCAGAGTGTGGCGCCCGTGAGATGGCTAAGACGGTACAGGAAATACACAAACCCGAGCCTGGCCCACTTATCCACGATGACACGCCCTGGACTTGTTGCGCTGAATGTGTCGATGAGTGGCCCTGTGAGACCGCTAAACGGGTCTACCCAAGTGAGGAACTAGGACTATGAGTCGCACCAAGCGCCGATTCAAGAATGGAAGCGGAACGCCGACATGTCACGGAATCGTCTGCCACTGCCTTTGCCATGAGGTCTGTTACGGCGGACATGATGACCCAGACTGCGCCTCGCGCAAGGGTAAGCCCCTGGATGTTCTCGTTCCAATGGTCAATGGAGAGCCGGTGCTCAAATGAGAAACGTGATCACGGTGGGGTTCAAATGACCGATCCGGCAGTAGAGGCTGCACAACGGGCGTGGCCCAAGGGGAATGGTGCGCGGAAGCTCGTCGTGAATCGACCCCGGATGTACATGGAAGCCGCTGCCCGTGAGGCTTTGAGGCCGATACAGGAGTGGTTCGGGAAAGTCATGCTGGAAGCCGTCATCGAAGATCTCTATGAACAACTGGATCTGCTGGAATCCCTCCACCCCTTGATTTTCACAACAGAGGAACTAGAGCGATGAGTGACGAACCTTCGGACGCACATAAGCTCATAGCGGAAGTGATACTTCGTCATCAACCAAACGAGTGGGGGCAGCACGATGGGTGGTGGGAGTGCTGCTGCCAGCATGGAGGACCGCTGGTGCCGTGGACTCCCGAACACGTTGCCGCCGAGGTGGATAAAGCCCTTGGAGGACTCACGCGGGCCGAGGCGTTCCGCCTGACGGTTAAGCAAACGGGTCGGTTCATCATTCTTGATGACGTGGACGTGAAGGCTGCCCGCAAGATCGCCAATAACGAACGGAACCTCACCGAGGTTTCCCGCTGGGTATCTGGTTGGACCGAGGTGACCCAATGAGCGACAGGTCCCGTATGTGGACGAAGGAGTACAAGCCGGTCACGTGCCACGAAGAGGTTGTTCGGCGCGGCGAGTACGCACCTTGCGAGAGGCCTGCCGTCGGATACGCCATGGATGACGACCGCAGCTTCTACCCAGTCTGTTACGAGCATCTGGTGAAAAACCAAGGGATGCAACCGTGACTGACTACCAAGACACGGGTAGCCGGCGGAAACCTACGGCATACACCGAAACCGGGGCCTCCGAGCGGGTGTGCCCGGACTGTAGTGCCCCAGAAGGACATCCCTGTAGATGGATAGCCATGGATGGGCAGGGGGATTTAGGGAAACCACGGCATTGGCCGCATGAGACACGTTGGAGGAAATGAAATGCGTGACGATATTCACCCTGGACCGCGCATCATCTCCGGTAAGGCGGAACTACCCTGCCTGAAACCGGAGCCCTGGATGATCCAGGCGTCCTGCGCCACCGCAGACCCGGACGCGTTTTTCCCCCATAAGCGTGGCGACGGTGATAGCGAGTCGATCACCGTGCAGTACCAATACGCCAAGAAGATATGCCGCTCATGCCCAGTCAGAGTTGAGTGTTTGACCTACGCGATCGTCAACGACGAACGCGACGGGATCTACGGCGGCTTAGGCCCTCGTGAGCGCGCGAAGATCATGCGTAACAGGGAGGCCAGCTGATGTCCAATGAGATCTGGCGCCCGGTGCCCGAATGGGAAGGGCTTTATGAGGTGAGCAGCACTGGGCGGGTGCGAAGCATAAACCGCGTCAGCATCTCTCGATTGGGCCGTAAGACATCGCTGCGAGGAAGGGTGTTGAAGCAGAGGTTCGGAAAGCACTACTACAAAGTGGAGCTGAGTCGATCTGGGGTTCAGCGCACTGCGCATGTGCACCAACTGGTGTGCAAAGCATTTCATGGTCCTCGTCCGCCTGGGGCTGTGGTCCGACATCTAGACGGGAATGGGCGTAACAACCACAAAGACAACCTCGCGTGGGGTACTTGGAAAGAAAACGGCCAAGACATGCTCGATCACGGCACCGCCTACTGGGCCAATAAGACTCACTGCAAATACGGCCACGAGTTCACCGACTCAAATACCAGGCTAGATAGAAGTCCAAACGGTGGAACCAAGCGTTCGTGTCGTGAATGCGAGCGACGGCGCGCCATTCCCAAGAATCGGCGTCGTGACGAGCTGAAGCGCGCGAGTAGGCCATGGAGGCTGTGCGCGGTATGTGGTGAGCGATATCAATCCGCGTATCAACATTCGGCTTACTGCTCGACAGAGTGCCGCAAGATGTCTCGGCGCGTTGGGTACAAACACAGGGCCACACGGCAGGAGGCAAGCTGATGACGCACTCAAGCCCTACCGACTGGATAGCAGGCGGAAGTGTCGCCGCGGACATAGTTGGATGCCTCACCGGTCTAGTCGCTGACCTGTCCTGGCAAGACGAAGCGGCATGCCGCGGACTACCCACCGAATGGTGGTTCCCGCAACAAGGATCAAGCCACGAATGTCAACGCGCTAAAGCAATCTGCCGCAGCTGCCCCGTGAAAGCCCAGTGCCTCCAGTTCGCCATAGAGGTACACGACCAACACGGCATATATGCGGGGCTGTCGCTGCGAGACAGGCGTAAGTGGGGAAACGAAAGGAAAGCGTCGTGAAAGTCGCCATAGTTCCCACAGCAGGCGGCGGGAGTGTGCCAGTGCCAGAGCTGAATCAGTCTTGGTCCGACCTGATGAAACTGAAATGGCTAGCCGCATTAGTGAGTGGCGAAACTGGCCTATCGGTCACAGTCGGTAAGGCCCGCTATTGGAGCGGCGGTATTCCTCAACGCGGCTACTACTCGATCGGCATGCGGTACGGACGTACATCTTCCGCTGCTGGGCCATACGACTACAGCAGCGCGTGGGTCTACCTCAACGGTATCCAGGCTGGAGCTGTAGCTATGCAAGTAGAGGAGAGCGGTGATGGCTGAGAAGTGGTTCGTGGGCCATTGTCGCCCCCATGTGCTGGGTGCCACCACTTGGTACGGCGCATACCGATCTCAGCAGGAAGCAGAAGCAGACGTCCCTACGGTTGATCGCTATTGGTTCAAGCGTGCCGGGATTAATGGGCCATTCGGGTACACGTTCGTGGGGCGCGACGACGAGTCCGATGTGGATTACGGCCAGCTACAAGTAGATACAGGGGACAAACAGGCCCGTCTAGACCCCGCTGATTCTGTTGAAGCAAGGGATAATTGAGGGATGAGCAAGTTGCCCGATGCGGTAGTGCAGTATCCCGCGTGTGGTTGCTGTGGAAGCGGAACCAGATTCGATGAGAATGGATTCATCTGCGAAGACTGCCTGCTCAAGTTCGACCTGGACTGGCTCAGTGCGTCATTCCTAGACCCAAGGGCCGAACCATGTGGGGCTGCATGCGACAACAGCTGGCACGGCGATCACAGAATCCGGCAAGGGCACGGCTACAACTGCGGAACCTGCATGCTCCCGGCCGGTCATGAATCGATGCATTGGACCGGATGTCAACCCAAGCAAGTTGTTTAGACCCCGCTGTTTTCGTGAACCGGTCAGATAATTGAGGTAGTAGGGCAATCCACGGAGGTTGAGAGTTGAGCGCTACACCGCTGCAATGGGAGCCGTATCATCGTTCAACAGGCTGGGCCGCCCTTTCAGGGGTTGGGATGTACGTGGTTATCCACGTTGTGCATAACGCTGATGAGCAGGAGTGGATCTGCGAGTGGCGTGAAAAGCTCTGGTTGATAGGAGTCCCCATCTATAGGGGCGATTCGCCGGATGAAGCCAAGGCCGCCGCAGCTGCCCACCGTGCCGCTACTGCTCGTGCCGCCGCCTGGGAACGCTATATGGCAGAGAACGATCCACCGGAGGATGGGAAACACTGTGAGTAAGGCAAGGGGACGCAAACGAGGTCTACACCGGGGATTCCTGCGAGACTGGGAATTGGCCTTCTGTATCGCCGTCTATGTCTTGGTCATTGTTGGCGCAAGTGTCGGATTGCTATTCGGTCCCGACGCGGCGCTTTGGTGGTTCCCGCCGCTCGTCGGCTTCGTGTTCATGCCGTTGATGATCGCAGCGATGTTCGCTCTGGCACGGACCCTTGAGTGGCTTTTTGGGGAATGCTATTGCACCGATTGTCATGCGGCAGAGAACGATCCACCGTCGAACGGAGAAGCCTTGTGAGCGAGAAGGAGGACTACGACCGCCTGACGGGTGGCCTACATCCTGAAGAGGTCTGCGGCGAGGACTGTAGCGGCTGCTGCTCCGAGGATGAGTGGAAGTGATTCGCGTGGACTTAGACGCTCTCGAATCCAGTGTTGGCGCAGAGTATGCAACCCTCCTTTCGGAGCGCCTGCCGGGAGACCCATTCTGTATCGCTAACTGGTTCGATGGCTCAGGTAGTGCGGATGTCGCCGGTAGTCCACAGTTTCCACGCGAGCAGTGGGTGAGTGTGCCGAGGTTGAGAACCACGGTTCTCCTAATTGTGCGACGCGCCATTGAGTTGGTCCGCGAGAGGCCAGACGGACCCGAGTCTGATGCTCTATTCCAACAAGCTGGGCTGCTGTACATCTATGGCGGGAAGGTGCGTACCGCGTGAGCGTCGCTGATTCTTACTTCTTAGATAAGGGCAGTCAACACAAGCTCCGTGAAGAGTTGGCCAGCATCCCCCGCATGATCGGGGAGCTGTCTGTCACCCTCACCCGCCAGGCCCGTATCCAGAGGCCGGGGTTGAGTATGTCCCGACGACCCAAGCCGGAGTCTCAAGTCCCCATCCATATTGGGGCACACAACGCCGCTGACGTACTGCACAACTGCTTGGGTACGTGGGTGAGGCTTGTGTGTGAACAGCGAGCGATCGTGTGGGATAAGGGCAACGACATCATCACGTTGGCCAAATGGCTGAGAGTCAACATGATCGCCCTAGCCCTCACTGAAGGTTCAGAAGAAGCCTACGAGGACATCAAAGCCGCTATCGATGAGTGCTGGCGACAGATAGACATCCCCGCCGACGATGACATTGTGATCGACCGAGGGCGAGTACATGAAGCGAACCGGCTCGTTGTCACAGCCGGTCAGGTGGAGAAGCTGGCCAACAAGATGGGCGCTATCGGCAAGGGACTGAACAAGCGCCGAGTGGAGACCCTGGCGGCACGGCGGAAGAACCCCCTACGTCCGTGTGCGGTAGATGGGGATGTGAAGTTCTTCCGGTTGGGGGATGTGCTGGACGCCCACCACCGGTCGGACGAGTCGGGAAAGAAGGCGGGATGAGATGCCGATCCATGAGCAAGTCTCGATCCACACCCCTTGGGATGATTCAGAGGTTCGAGTCGACGAGTCTATCGCGCAGCTGATCTCAGCCCTATGGGCGGACGGGATGCGAACCAAGTACTCCTGCGAAGGGTTTTTGACGCATGATCCTTCGGGTTATATCGCGTTCCATCACCGCAGGCATGCCGTGAGATTCGCGAGGCGTACGCGGGCCGTGGCCGAAGTGTCAGTGGACCCCCCAGGCTTCCTGATCCTGCGCTTCAATCCATGGTGCGCCGTGCGGTTCAGGGCTGAGGACTTGCACGCAATCACAGAATATTGGGCTAATACTGACGCTTGACAGTATTACTGCATGGCGTTAGTATTAGTGACATGATCCGATCCTTCAAAGACGAAGACTCCCGCAAGGTGTGGGGGCGTCAGTTCGTCAAGAAGATCGGGCCTGAATTATCCCGAGCCGCATACAAGAAACTGCTACTGATCGACGCCGCTACTGACATCAACGACCTGCGCATCCCTCCGGGAAACCGGCTGGAGAAACTGGTCGCCGACCGTGAGGGACAGCACAGCATCCGCATCAACGATCAATACCGAATCTGCTTCGTATGGAAGGACAACGGAGCTGACGACGTTGAGATCTGTGACTACCACTAACGCATACACATACGAATCTGAATACGCATACGCCACATACGAATAAGCATACGCATACGAATACGCATACGAATACGCTAAGTAAAGGACGACTGATGTCCGGTTTCGCACCCATCCACCCCGGAGAGATCCTGGAGACTGAGTTCCTCGAGCCTCTCAACATCACCCCATACGCCCTAGCCAAGGCGATGCGGGTACCGCAGACCCGTATCGGCGAGATCCTCAAGGGCCGCCGCGCCATCACTGTAGAGACCGCGCTGCGGCTATCCCGCGCCCTCGGTACTTCTGAGATGTTCTGGGTCAACCTGCAGGCACGCTTTGACGCCGAGACCGTCAAGGATGCTGAGCATGATGACCTAGACCGTATCCCGGTCCTGGCGTAGAAAGGGGATGAAATGAGTCAGTTCGTAAGAGGCGGAGAATGTCCGAACTGCCGCTCGAACATCTACGGATACGGCGTGGTCAATAACTGCCCCCTCTGTAATGCCAAGGTGATCTGGGATGCTAAGTCCCACCTACGAGACGACACGCCGCCTCCTATTGACAAAACCGGTGCGCCTCGCTTGGTAAACTGACGCCAACGGCGCTTGTATGCGTCAGAACCCAAAACTTCAAATCCCCACCCCGATCTCTCGTTAGGTCGGGGTCTTTTTTATGCCCAAACGGAGGTCTCTTTCCATGCCTCTGTCTCGTGTCCGCTGCTGCATCCCCTGTGGCCGTATCCGCTACGCCCCCTGCTCTACAGGGTGTCGAGTAGATCCCGAGAACGACCCAACAAGCTGGACAGAACAGGTGATCGTGAGCGGTGACAATGAGCGCGATTAACTGCCTTGGTTGCGGATCGGAAGTGGGGCAAGACGGGGAGTGTCCGCGCCCGGAACACTGCGGAAACTGCCCACCTTGGGACTGTGACGAATGCGGCCAGCAGTGCTCGATTAGCACCCCATGTGGGTGCTGGATCTTCTTTGACGGAATGAACCTCGCCGACATCAAGGCGGTACTCGCCGCAGCCGATCTGAGTGTCAATGTGGAGGTGCCGCCATGCTCGACAGATTCTTCGCAGCCCTAGCCGACGCGATGGCCCCTCTACTCGTGGCCATGTGTGAGCGCATCGCGAACAGGAAGATCCCTGACGACACCGTGCCGAAGTTCATGGACGGCCTGCTGGATATCGCCCGCGACGGCGTGGACCGCGCTGTCGGTGTGGTGCAGACGTCCGCTGACGGTATCGCTGGTAGCGCGGAAGCTGAACTAGGCCAACTCGGTTCGGAGATCAGGGGAGTGGTCAAAGCGGCCAACCCCATCGATATTCTCGGCAGCCTGTTCGGACGGCGCTAGACACCGCTGATGTCGCTGCACCGCAGTAAAATTGAGGTATGAGCTACCCGAAATATGGGTTATGCCCCGCCCAATTAGATGGGCGAGGTGCCGATGGCACACCCTTCTACTTTCGCAGTCGGGGCGGCGCATGGACGCTCCACAAGGGGAACCCGGGCGACCCGGCCAACTATTGCGGCTGGTCAGGTAAGCACCTAGTAGCGTCCGGCGCTGGCGACGTTGAGGATGGCGACGCTATCGATCAGCTCGTCACTCGGCACATCGGAACCGGCTGGTCGGGACCGCTGTATGAGACCTATGAAGCCTGCTGCACGCGATGCAAAAAGGTCTTCCAATCGGACGCGACATCGATGTGCATGGACTGCCTGATCGCGGTCGTCTTGCGCTTCGAGGATTGACTTGCCCCTACAGCCTCCCCCGTTCTACTATCGAACACATGTTCGACAAGGTGTCATACCGTATCGAAGGTAATGGACCCGTCACAGCGGTACTCACCTACCAAAACCGGGAGTACCGGCACACCTCCCGAACCATGTGGCTGGGACACGAAGACGGCATGCCCCAAGGCTCCATCCAACTCGACGAGCATGTGTGGGCGCGGCTACAGCGCATCAACGGAACCATAGAAGCCACCATCACCGACTCACAGACTGGTGAAAGCTACACCCTCACGCCTGAATAGACACCGCGACTTGGTCTGCAGCTCGGTAAAATTGAGGGATGAGCGATCCTAAAGACGATGCTGCTCAAATCATCTGCAATGAGCGCTGGGGTTACGACGGAGAAGTCCATGAGCCCACCAAATGGGACCGGGAGACGGCGAGGGCGGTCCTAAGGCCGATACGGGAGCTACACAAACCCCGTTGGGACAACTGTTACAACGCCTGCTGTAGCGGCGCGGAGTGCCCCAAGGCGACGTTGGTTTGCGACCACGATGACGAGTACTGGCCGTGCGCCACAGCACTTCTCATCTACTCCGGTGAGGAGTTGGAGCGATGACTGAACCATCCCAAGCCCATATAGACCGGGCACGTGAACTCGGCCTCTCTCTCGATCCTTCTGATACATCGGATGAAGAGTTAAGCCGAGCTATCGCAACGTATGAGCGGGTTTACATCGAGTCGATGGTCGAGAAGCGCAGTGTTGAGCCCTCGGAGCGTCGCCGCATGTTCGGTCCTACGTCGATAGACGACGTACGGAATCCGGGATGAGCGCGGACTACGACGAGGCGAAACGGGAGATCAGATGGCCGTGCAGCACTGCGAGGGTTGCCCCTCGTGAGGCGATCCAAGGATTGGGAGACCCCCCGAATTCGTAAGCGAGACTTGGGACGGGCGGTCGACCCAACTACCTGTTCTTGCGGGGACGCCGAATGCCCAGAATGCATGGACTGGCTAGATGACTAGCCTAATCGACACATGCGCGGTATTTGGGTGTGGCATAAAGCGTCGGACGCGCGGTCTATGTCCATCGCATTACCAGCGATGGCGCCGACACGGGGATCCACTAGCTGGAGGCCTGCCAGCCGGCGCACCATTTGAGGATAGGTATTGGTCCAAGGTGGATAAGTCGGGCCGCTGCTGGCTATGGACCGGGGCGAAGAATGATGCCGGATACGGTCAGATCAGCGTGGGCGGGAAGATGGTTTACGCCCACCGCCTCTCCCTGGAGATGTCCACGGGGAGCACAATCCCACCCGGGATGGACGTTGACCACATGTGCCATACCCGGCACTGCGTAAACCCTAATCACCTCAGGCTGGCGACGCGTAAGCAGAACTTGGAAAATAGGCGGACCGCCAACTCATCATCTAAGTCGGGCATCCGTGGCGTCTCATACTCAATCAGCTCACGTCGTTACCTAAAGCCCTGGCTAGCGCAGGTCAGGTCAAAGGGGCAGCCGACCTACTCGGGCTATTTCAGCACTAAAGAGGAAGCTGCCGCAGCGGTCGTTTCAGCTCGACTTCGCATGATGACACACAGTCAAGAGGATTAGCGATGACCGGGCGTCGTCTCGGGGTAGCGATCACCACCCACAACCGCAGGGATGTTCTCCTCAACGCGTTAACGCATTGGATCGAGCACACGCCGGCTGATGTGCCGATTGTTGTTGTGGACGACGGCAGTGACGAGCCGCTGTGCCTGGAGGGCTGGCGCGGTATCCCGCTGCATCGAGTTCCTAGCGTGAGTGTTGTTCGTCATCCACAACCCATGGGTATTGCGGTGGCGAAGAACCGCTGTATCGCCGAGCTTATGGACTTGGGGTGCGACCACCTGTTTCTCGCTGACGATGATGTGTGGCCCACTGTAGATGAGTGGTGGCAGCCTTACGTTGAGTCGCCGGAACCGCATCTGTCGTTCCAGTGGCCCAGCGGTGGCCGACACCGCGTCACCTACCAAGACGAGCAGCATTTCGCTATCGGATTCCCCCGCGGGGTTCTCCTGTATGCCGAACGTCGAGTGATCGACGCCGTGGGAGGCATGGACATCGGATATGGGGCGCACGGCGGCGAACACGTCGACTGGTCGCAGAGAATCCACGACGCAGGGTTGACGCGATGGCCGTTCGCCGATGTCCGCGGATCACACAACGTGATCTACTCGCGCGACAAAGCCGAGGGAAACCGCACGGGTTCTTCCCGGTTTGAGCTTCCCGAGCGTGCCCGGATGTGTGAGGCGAACGGAAACCGTTGGGGCCACAAGCACCCAACATGGCCGTACTTTCCCTACCGGGAAGGCGAAGGTGTCCAGGACTACCAGTTAGGCCCATACTTCCCGCCCGCGGAGCACTATTCGCTGCTGCGGCATGTGGTCGGTTTGAGGCCTTCCGGTGTGGCTTTGGAGTTCGGTGTAGGTAAAGGCGAATCGACCCGCATCATCGCCGAGCACATGCCGGTGATTGGGTTCGACAGCTTCACCGGTTTACCCGAGGATTGGCGCGAAGGCTTCCCTAAGGGGTCGTTCGCGCATAAACCACCGGCCATCAACAACACTCGCCTAGTGATAGGCCGGTACGCCGACACCCTGCCAGGGTTCACGTTCCCTGAGTGTGGTTTGGTGCATATCGACTGTGACCTTTACTCGTCCACGGCAACAGCTTTGGAGCACCTACAGCTCAGGCCTGGAACTTATGTCGTTTTTGACGAATGGCACAGCTACGACGGCTGCGAAGACCATGAAATGAAAGCCTGGCAAGAGTACGCCGACCGCACCGGCATCAACTGGTGTGTGGTGGGGCATTCGCATGAGGCTTGGGCGATTCGGATCACCTAGGGAGTTGTGTTGCGAGTCATCCTCTTCGTGTTCGCAGGCCGCAAAGCCAACATGCAACTTCAAGTCCCGTACATCAAACGCATCCTGGCTGAGCATCCGAACGTCGAATACCACGTATGGAACCTCGCCCGCGACCCCAATGACGCGGAGTATCTGCAAACCATCACAGGGGAGCGGATCACCGTCCGCAACGACTTCCACGGCGGATGCCACTGGACCGGTTTCAACAAGGTGTGGTGGCACTACGCCCAACCCGAGTATCAGGACTGTTTGTTCGTCAAGGTCGACGACGATGACGTGTTCTTTGAGACCGCGCGCTTCGGCGAATACCTCGAGGCGATAGACAACAACCGGGGAAGTGTTGTCTCCGCGCTGACCGTGAACAACGGCGCCTCAACATGGTTGGAGCCGCTGATCTGGCGCGGCTTCGAGAACCTGAACATCCCCTTGTTGGATGTGCACATGTCCGGCGACTACGCCCACATGTCACACCTACACTTCCTCACCCACTGGCGGGATATGACCGGCCAGCCCAACCAAGTCATCCCGACGACGGATTGGTTGTCGATCAACTGCATCGGACTCGACCACTCCACCCTGAAACGCATCGCAGACCTACTGGACACCCCTTCGCCTGCCCATATCGCAGGCAGGGATTGGCCGCCCGGCTTCAATATCGGTGACGAAGGTGCAGCCAACATGCAGCCCCGAGTCATCCATAGAGGGTTTGTGGTCTCCCACCTATCGTTTGGACCGCAGCAGCTCCCCGACGAAACATGGGACAAGCTGCGCTGGTGCTACGCGAAGGTCGCAGGGGAGTACCTGTGAACACCGCGAAGGCACCTGCGCGGCGGTAAAATTGAAGCATGTCAGAAGATTCCAAGCGATGGGTAGTGTGGTCGCGCGGTCCTGGCGGCTCGCTGGATTATGATTTTGAAGATAGTGAAGACGCCGCATTTGAAAACGCGTGGGGCGTAGATGAGTATTCCGAGCGCTCTAACTGGGTTAGCATCGAACGCCCTGACGGCACGGAAGTTGACCCAGCCGAAGTAGAGCGCTGGATAAAGGCTAAGAACGATGCCAAGCGGTCGTCGGAACCGCCCCTTCCGCCGAAGCCTCCGGTCGCGATGCTCACCATCCAGCATCTATCCGAAAAGGGTGCGCATAGGGGAGTGCTCTACCAAGTCGACAATGTCGACGCCGAGTATCAAGAAGCCCTGCAACAATTCGGCGCAGACAGAGTCAAGCTAGAGATCCTGCCCAAGACCACCCTCGTGTGGGTGGGTAAATATGAACGCCAGCGCCGCACCAACCTTCAACAGGAGCGGATCAACGAGTCGCGCGAGTGGATGGGCCACCCAATCGAAACGCCAGCACACACGTATGAGGATGTAGTGAGGTGTGAGGCCAAGTGGCGCGAGGGAGAATTCACCGCCGCCGAAATGACCGAATACTCAGCCGAAGCGCACAAGGCTGTTGTGGTGGGCACCGATAAGACGAGCGTCCAAGCACTACTCGACGAGCTGGCACAAAGGTTGCGCTCAAACTAAAGGCGGTTGCGTGAACATTGCCGTGCTCATCCCATTCAGAGACCGCGGTAAGGATCCAAACCGGCCCGCCAATCTGCGGCGCGTCCTGATGGGCATGGAGGGGCTGTATCGCATCCATGTTGTTGATGACGGCCGCTCGGGCTATGAGTCGTTCAACCGATCCGCCGCATATAACCGCGGTGCCGACATGGTTGACGCCGACGTACTTATCTACTGCGAATCAGATCTGCTGGTCGACCCCCTCCAGATCCGGGAAGCGGTCGCGCTGGCTTCGTCGGCGCCAGGTTTAGTCGTTCCGTTCTCACGCTTCATGGCCATCACCCCCGAGGACTCGGTTCGCGTCCGAGACCTTGAGTTAGAGCCCGAAGAAGCTGTATCGCATCAGGTCCGCGGCGACCGGCAGTCGATCGGTGCCGTCAATGTCGTCTCCCGGGAATCACTCTCACTCATCGGCCAGTACGACGAGTCGTTTGAGGGTGCTTGGTATGACGATGACGCGATGTGCCGAGCGTTTGAGGTGTGCTGCGGCCCAACCCGCTTCATCGACGGACCGGGATATCACCTGTACCACCTGCCCGGCGCCAGCGGTGATCATTTGACCGACGCTGATCGTGCCGCCACTGAACGCAACAAGGCCCGCTACCAGCTGTACCGGCAGGCGACAACACCTGAACGTATCCGCGAACTCACCGCAGGAGGTGTGTGATGGCTGAGCACCTCATCACCGGCCCTGATGGCACTCAGTACACCTTGTTGGAGTGGGTGAACTCCCACATCGTCGGAACGTTCGAGCAGATGCTCCCCGGCGGCAAGACCCGCAAGGGCGGCGCCTGCTCCTGCGGGTGGCGCACTCCACCTTTCGATCCTGTCGGTGATCGCGCTAAAGCGATGGCCGATGAACATAAGCGTCTAGAAGACCTCGCTGATGAGATGCGAAGGGAGAACGGTTAATGGCAGCCTTTGTGTACTTCACTGTGGCCGACACCTATCAGGCCATCGTCTCTGACGGGTCCGATGACGGTAATGAGCCGGATCTGAAGATGATTTCCGGCACTGTCACTTTCACCCCATCGGTGAAGGAAGTGCTGGCCACCATCTCCGATATCCCCACCACGGTGCGTTTGGGGCCGATCATCGGACGCATCGAGGAAGACGGCGTCCTCAAGACCCTCGATTCCACCCCAGGAGTAAAGCTGCTCGCCAACACCGAAGCCATCGGGCCACTACCTGAGCTGACGTATCGGGTGGACTTCACGAACGTCGTCTACAACCGCAAGACCAACCAGCGCATCGAACCGTTCCGGTTTGCCGCTGCAACAAGCGCCGTCACGCTGCGCTTGTCTTCGGTTGAACGCCTGCCGCTCTGAGGCTGCAATGAGCGCGGAAACTCTCGCGGCGGTCGAAGCTGCATTGAGGGCGCATATCGCTGACGTAGATGGCGCCAACCATGTTCTGACCGACTGGTTCATTGGCTACGGAACAATGAGCCATGACCCCGATGTGGATAGTGGGATTGGGTACACAAACGCCTACCTAACGTCAGATACATCGCCTCAGGGTGTCATCGGCGTGGCGCATATTGCACTGTCGATCCTCAGTGGCGATCTCGACAGCCGTGACTGACTACCGCATCGGCATAGTGGCCCACAACAAGCGGGCCGCTTCTGCTCATGAGTTGATGGAAGCTACTGGTGCAGCGTTCCTGTCGTTAGACAACGGATCTAAGGGCTGTAACGGCAATCATCGCCACGTACTTGAGTGGCTATCTACCAGCCCTACTGAGTGGGTAGTGGTGCTCGAGGATGACGCGCAGCCTGTAGATGACTTCCGCACACAGCTCGAGGCGGCACTCACCGCGGCCCCTTGTGACATCGTGTCCCTGTATTTGGGTACCAACTATCCGCGTCTATGGCAGCGCGCCATACAACGTGCCACAACCCAAGCCGACCAAACTGATTCACCCTGGCTGGTATCCGAGCATCTGCTGCACGCAGTTGGGTATTGCATCCGCACCACCCTGGTACCTGACCTCCTTGAGGCTCTGCCCGAGATGCCTATCGATGACGCCATCACCACATGGGCCAGAGACCAAGAGCACCGCATCACCTACACATGGCCAAGTCTTATAGATCATGAGGACGCAGACACCTTGATCTCCAAGCGCCCAACACGTAACGCCCCACGCAAAGCCCACCGCACAGGCACACGCACCCAATGGGCTGGACCCACAACAGAGCTGGAGTACTGCTGATGCCCGCCATTGGTTGTAAGTGTGGAGACTGCACACAACTGGATGTAGTCCGCGACTGGTGGTGGTGGAACATCTTCCAACGCTGGATCACATACCGATACGAGCGACGCAATAGACGTACGCATACCAAGTATCGATGGGGCTTCTACTGCCGATGACACGGGACAGCTGATGCCCAGAGCCCCTAAGGTCTGCTCCCACAAGGACTGCACCGAGCTAGTGCACGGCGACACCCGCTGCCCCCAACACAAGACCCACCGATGGGGCAAGGGCGACCCACGAACCACCGACCCGCGACACAAGGCGTGGCGCAAGACCGTACTAGACCGCGACCACTGGCGATGCCAAATCCGTTACCCCGGATGCATAGGCGAAGCCACAATCGCCGACCACATCCTCGCCGTCAAACTCGGCGGCGCAGAGCATGACATACAGAACGGCCAAGCAGCCTGTCGACCCTGTAGCGACAAGAAGAGTTCAGACGAAGGCCACAAGGCCGCAGGACACACCGTCAGGCCCCGAGAACAGGACCCCAGGGGGTCCACCCCCCACCCCCAGCGCCCGAATTCAAGGCCGTAATTCCGTGAATTCGGTCTGTACGGGTTCCCCAGCTTTTCCGGCCCCGAAACGGGGCGCCCAAGTCCCGAAACGGGAGGTTAATGATGCCTGGACCCACTAAGAAAGATCCGAGTCTGGTTGCTCGGCGCAATAAGACGACGACCAGGGCTGTTTTGTCTGCCGATCACGACATTGAAGCGCCCGAGCTCCCTGCGGAGATCGCGTGGCATTCGATGACGAAGCGTTGGTGGGCTGATATTTGGTCGTCGCCGATGGCTCCCGAGTACACGGAGTCGGACATCAACGGGTTGTTGCGCGTGGCGATGCTGTACAACGACTTTTGGTTGGCGGAGACAGCGAAAGAGCGGGCTGAGATTCAGGTTCGGCTCGAGAAGGCCGATGTCGACTACGGCACAAACCCGATGGCCCGCCGCCGGCTGGAATGGCAGATCGAGCAGTCGGAGGATTCGAAGGCAAAGGGACAGAAGCGCCGCGGCGTCCCCAACCCCGCCCCGATGCCAGAACCCGACTCCGATCCGCGGCTCAAGCTAGTCCAATAGTCCCGCCATGGCGGTTCTGATTGTTCCGCCGCTCGACCTGTCCTACCCGACACTGGGGCCGCAGGTCTGCCAGTTCATCGAAGAGCGGATGGTGTTCGGCCCCGGATCCCTATCGGGGCAGTCGGCACGACTCGATGACGAGAAGCGCGGCATCATCTACCGCCTCTACGAGATCTACCCGCAAGGGCACCGGCTTGCGGGGCGGCGCAGGTTTCAGCGCGGAGCCATTGAGGTGCGTAAGGGGCTGGCGAAAACCGAGCTAGCCGCCTGGATCTCTGGCTGTGAGCTGCACCCCGAGGCTCCGGTCCGGTGCGACGGGTTCGACGCCCATGGGAATCCGGTCGGCCGGCCAGTGGAGTCGCCCGTCATTCCGATGATGGCGGTCACCGAAGAGCAGGTGGAAGAGCTCGCGTACGGCGTGCTCAAGTATGTGCTCGAAAATGGACCTGACGCGGAACTGTTCGTGATCACTAAAGAGAAGATCATCCGAAAGGGCTGGAACGGAACCGAAGACGGCTTTGTCGTCGCGGTATCCAACGCCCCCGGCTCCCGAGATGGTGCACGAACCACCTTCCAGCACTTCGACGAACCACACCGACTGTTCATGCAGCGGATGCGGGACGCGCACGAAACGATGCTCCAGAACATGCCGAAGCGGCCCCTCGAGGATCCGTGGACGCTGTACACCTCCACCGCCGGGCAGCCGGGGCAGAACAGCATCGAAGAGGATGTTCTCGCCGAAGCGGAAGCTATCGACAAAGGTGAGGTTGACGACCCCAGCCTGTTCTTCTTCCGCCGATGGGCTGGTGATGAACACCGCGACCTATCCACTGTGGAGAACCGGATCGCAGCCGTCGCAGACGCCACCGGCCCCGTAGGGGAGTGGGGCGTCGGCCAGTTTGAGCGGATTGCAAAGGACTACGACCGCAAGGGCATCGACAAAGCCTACTGGGAACGGGTGTGGCTGAATCGGTGGCGTAAATCTGGCTACCAAGCGTTCGACATGCTCAAGGTCGAATCCCTGCGCTTCGAGGATGAAGGCAAACCGTGGGGTCCGATACCGGACGGCGCGTTCGTCACCGCGGGTTTTGATGGCGCCCGATTCCGCGGATCCACCGCGCTGACCATCACGGATATCGAGACTGGGCGGCAGATGCTCCTGGGCTGCTGGGAGCGACCTGAAAACGCTGAGGACTGGGAAGTCCCAGAGGACGAGGTCACCGACCTAGTCACGGACATGATGTCCCGATATGAGGTGTGGCGCCTCTACTGCGACCCGCCCCACTGGACAGAAACGGTCGCTTCATGGGCGGCCCGATTCCCCGATCAAGTTGTCGAGTGGTTCACCCAACGGAAAACGCCTATGGCTGCCGCGGTTAGGGCGTATGTCGAGGCTATCGATTCAGGGATCGTCACTTACGGCGAAAATGCCTGGCAAGACAAGCTGATTAAGCACATGGGAAACGCTGGCAGGCACGAGTTGAAGCTCCTTGACGACCAGGGAGCGCCGCTGTGGATCCTCCAGAAGCAAGACGGGCGCCTCGAGGACAAGTTCGACGCAGCAATGTCCGCGGTCCTTTCCTGGACAGCCTGTGTCGATGCTCGACGATCCGGGGCTAAGCCGAGACCGAAATCTTATGTGCCGAGGCGCATCTACTAAATGACAGAAGGGAGTCCCATGGCGTCTACACCAGAAGAATGGCTCCCCATCCTGACCAAGCGCATCGATGACAACATGCCGCGAGTCCGGCTCCTGGACCGGTATGTGTCCGGTGACGCTCCGCTACCGGAGCAGTCGAAGAACACAAAAGCATCCTGGAAAGCGTTCCAGAAGATGTCCCGCACCAACTGGGGCATGCTGATACGGGACTCTGTTTCTGATCGCATCGTGCCGAACGGAATCACGGTTGATGGTTCCGCGGACTCTGCGATCGCTAAGCAGGCGCAACGCATCTACCGCGATAACCGTATGGATGCCGTTGTGCGGCAGTGGCTCGACTACGGGCTGACATTCCGCGATTCATACCTGACCTGCTGGCAGGGCAATGACCGCCAGGCGATAATCACCGCCGATTCCCCCGAAACCATGTATGCCGCAGTAGATCCGCTGCAGCCATGGCGAGTACGTGCCGCGATCCGCTACTGGCGTGACATAGATGAAGAGAAAGACTTTGCGTTCGTTTGGGTGAACGGTGCGCGCCAGAAGTTCTCGCGCCCCTGCTACGTGCAGAACATCAACTCCAAGCGCCTCATGACCAGAATCTCGGGCGGTTGGGAGCCGGAAACCGACCTGATCGAGACTGACGGCGCCCCACCTGTAGTTGTGTACACCAACCCAGGCGGAGCGGGGGTTTTCGAAACCCACATAGATCTCATCAACCGCATCAACTCCGGCGTCCTTCAGCGCTTGTCGACGATGGCGATGCAAGCGTTCCGTCAGCGCGCCCTAAAGAAGGAGGGCGACAAGCCCCTACCGGCGGTCGATGAAAAAGGAAACGCCATCGACTACGCAGCCATCTTTGAACCGGCCCCCGGCGCGTTGTGGGATCTCCCCCCAGGTGTCGACATTTGGGAGTCCGAGACAACCGACGTGAATCCCATGCTAGCCGCGTCGAAAGAAGACATCAGGCAGCTCTCAGCCGCCACGAAAACGCCGCTGCCAATGTTGATGCCCGATAGCGCGAATCAGTCGGCAGAGGGCGCGATGAACACCGAGAAGGGCTTCATCTTCAAGTGTGAAGCATGCCTAGCGGTAGTGAAACTCGGCCTGGAAGCCATCATTGTTAAGGCGCTGGAGACCGAAGGTGTCGATAACGTCGGCAACGTAGAGGTGTCATTCGAGGCACCAGCCCGCGTGACCCTGTCCGAAAAGTACTCTGCCGCAGCACAAGCGTCGGCGGCAGGGGAGTCGTGGGGCTCTATCGCGCGAAACATCCTCAAGTACTCACCCGATCAGATTGCGCAAGATGAAAAGGACCGGGCCAAGGAAGCGGCGATGGCGCCACAAGTAGCGCCGCCCGCTCCGCAAGACTTCCCCCAGTAGGGGGTTCGCCCGTACGGGCGCCACCAATGCGAAACGCAAAGGAATTTCACATGTCTGATGTGACCCCGAATGACATGCCGGGAGCCGTAACGGAACCGGGCGAACCAGAAGGAACCGTAGACGCCATCAAGGCGCCGAAATCCGAAGCCAAAACCGATGGTTTGACCGCCGAGGAACGGCAAGAGCTGGACAGACTTCGCGCCACCCGCGTTGAGGAACGACGCTGGGAAAAACGCGCGAAGGAGAACTACGACGACGCCACCAAGTGGCGCGAGCTCATCGAGAAGAGCGGCGGAGACAAGAAAGAGTTCGACCCCAGGGCCGAAATCGACAAGATCCGAGCCGAACTGACCACTGAACGCACCGAACGGTTGCGATCAGAGGTCGCCAGAATCACCGGAGTTGACCCTGAGGACATCAAGGGTGGCACCGAAGAAGAGATGCGCGATTCTGCCGAACGGTGGAAGACGCGTTTCAATGCTCGACTCGAAGAAGCGATCAAGTCGAAGTCCGCACCGGCGGCAGCGCCGGCAGCCGAGGTTACTTCAGACAAGAAAGTCACCGGTCCCAAGCAGTTGACCCGTGACGAACTCAAAAACATGACCCGTCAGCAACGCCTCGAAGCCTACAAGGCTGGACAGGCTGACGAGCTGATGGGGCGAATCGACTGAAAGGAGCCATAAATCATGGCCGCTGACAATTTCATTCCCGAAATCTGGTCGGACTTCATCCTTGAGCGCTACATCGCCAAGAATGTCTTCGCCGCCCTCCTGGATCGCAAGTACGAAGGTGACGCCACCAAGGGCAACACCATTCACGTACCTGGCGTGGTCGCCCCCGCGGTCAAGGACTACAAGGCTAATAGCCGCACCACCACGGCAGACGCCATCACCGACACCGGCATCGACATCCTCATTGACCAGGAGAAGAACTTCCACTTCTATGTCGATGACATCGATGACGCGCAGGCTAACCATGGCCTGCTGCCGCTGTACACCGACGCCGCAGGCGATTCGCTGGCAGCGGATGCCGACGAGTTCATCGCGGACATGTTGGTGGCCAACGCTACTGGTATGCCGTGGTCGTCCAACCCAACCACTGGTGATGGCGCGTTCAACGTAGTCAAGGATGCCCGCAAGCTGATGAACAAGGCCAATGTCCCCGACGACGGCCTGCGGGTTGCGGTTGTGAATGCCGAGTTCGAAGCCCTGCTCTTGGGGGCGGATTCGAAGCTGACCAGCTTCGATACTTCCGGCGACACGGCGGGTCTGCGCAGCGCCACTGTTGGAAAGTTGCTCGGCTACCGTGTGGTGACCTCGAACAACCTGCCCGAGTCCGACTCGCCGCAGGCCGTGTTCTTTCATCAGCGTGCCGCGGCGTTCGTGTCCCAGATCGACAAGGTTGAGGGATACCGTTCGCACAACAAGTTCGCCGATGAGGTTCGTGGCCTTCACGTGTACGGCGGCAAGGTCGTCAAGGCCCCCGGCGTACTCGTCTTCAACCGGGCCGGCAGCTAGTGCTGGCATCTCCCGCTGACGTCGCCCACGCCCTAGGGCTGGACGATGAGAACGAGCTCACCGCCTCCCAGCAGGCCCGTGTCGAGGGTCTGCTGGAGAGGGTGTCTCGAAGGTTTCAGCGGGAGGCCGGACGAACCCTGACCGCAGGGGCGGTGACCGTGCGTGCACTCACAGTGGAGGGCCGGGTACATCTACCGGACCCACCGTCTGGAGACACTGTTACGGTCACCGACCTCTGTGGGAACACGCTCGAAGGCGTCATCGAGGGCGACTACGTAGATGTCACCCGCAACGGGTGCCCTGTCGCCACGGGTGAGATCCTTGTCGTCGAATACACCCGAGATGAGCCGCCCCAGGCCGCAATAGATGCGGTAGCGGCGATCGTCGCGCGCCACCTCACGGTGGAACCCGGTTCACCCGAATCGAAGTCCACCGACCTCACCGCGGGCGCGGATTTTCGGCAGCGTCTTGCCGACTGGGTGTCTGACACATCCTTGTTCACCGACGAGGAACTAGCGGAGGCGAGAAGCTACCGCTACCCCGTCCCTAATGTGATCATCCACCGCCTGTGACCTTCGAATCACTGGCCAGGATCCCGGTCACGTACACCCCCTACTTGGGTGTCACCCAGGATGCGCTAGGGAACGATGTTCCCTCATTCGGCCCCACAGTGGACCTGAAGGCGTACTCGTATGCCCCGCACCGCACCGAAGACACGGACGGGCACACCTCGCGCGATATCGCAGAAGTCGATCTAGCCATGCCCCCCATGACCGTTGATCTGATGTCCCGATTCGGGATCAACGGGAAAACCTACGAGGTGGTAGGTGAACGCGACGAAACAGGCGGATTCCACGGCTGGAAGCCAGGAATCATCGTCGAGCTGAAAAGGGTGACCGGATAGTGGCCCAGTTCAGGCTGAATCGCAAAGCGCAGAGCGAATTGACGAAGGAAATCGTCGAAAACGTGTGTGTTCCCATGATGCAGCGGGTCGCTGACGCCTGCAACCAAGAAGCGGGACTGGAAGACGGTTTCCGCGTCTCGGTAGAAGGCGATGATCCTTTGGATAAGCGCGACTACCGGGCAACAACTATCGCCGCAACGGCAGAGGCCATCCGGTACGACCACAAACACGACGCACTGCTACACAACTTCGGCGAGGCTGGCTAATGTTCGCCTACCACGCCCAAGTGGTCAGGGACTGGCTAAGCGAAAACATGCCGGTTCGGGTCACGACGGATGTGCCGAAAACGCGCCCAGCGCAGCTGATCACAATCGATTCAGCGCCAATCTCTAGCGGATATTCGGGAACCAAAGCCCGCGTACTCGCACGGCGCCGCCTGATCATCTACTCGTGGGGCGCCAACGAACTGGACGCCTACAACCTGATCGAGCAGACGCGTGAATGGCTCCTCAAACTCCCCGGCAAGGGCCGCGGAGTGCACGCTGTAGACATCGCAGGGGAACCTGCCCGCCGCGATGACATCGAAAGCGAAACGCGACGGTTCGTGATGACCGTCGATGTAGTAATGCGTTCAAATCCCTGAATTTACAACTAAATACACCCTTTCAAAGGCTCGGCTGCACCGATCTGCTTCTGAAAGGGGCACATCATGGCTGAAGAAGTCGGCAACGTTTTCGCCGCAGAGCCGTCCGCCGCTGGGGCCGCGTTCGTCGCCCCGCTCGGAACTACCCTCCCAACCAGTGTCGACGGAGTGCTCGATGCCGCGTTCGTCGGTCTTGGGTATGTCGGCGAGGACGGTATCACTGAAACATCGGAGCGGTCCACCGATGAGAAGAAAGACATGGGTGGCCGCATCGTCAAGGTGCTGCAGACCGAGTACAACCACTCGTTCAAGTTCGTCCTCCTGGAATCGCTGAATGCCGATGTCCTCAAGGCGATCTACGGTGCTTCAAACGTCACCGTTACCCCCGCTGACGGTACTCACGGCACCCAGGTGAAGGTCCGCAAGACCAGCAAGAAGCTGCCCCACCAGACGTGGGTGTTCGACACCATCGACTCGGAGCTGTCCGCGAAGTACCGCAACTGCGTGGCTGACGGCCAGGTCATCTCTGTTGGTGATGTGACCTTGGCTAGCAAGGACACCATCGAATACGAGGTGGAACTGAAGGTATTCGAGTCGTCCACTGGCGAGTACGTGACCACGTACACCGACGACGGACGGATCGCGGGCTCCTAATAGACGCGGCGGGGCCGAATTCCCCTGCAGCCGAGCGCGGCCCCGCCGCTCTCCAAGCGCTACGGCTGCACACAAACCCCTTGAAAGGGCGCTCATGGCTGCAAAAAACGCGACACCCTACGTCCACACCGTGGAAATCGAAGGCGTCGAAAAGAAGATCAACCTCAAACCCTTCGGGTCCGTTCCATCTGGTGTCATTCGGCGTAACCGCAAGAACCCCGAACAGGGTATGTGGGAAATTATCGAGTGGGGCGCCGTATCGGAAGCCGATCTTGCTGTGTTCGACGAGCTGCCCTTAACTGATGTGGAAGACCTGTTCACCGCCTGGCAGGAGGCCGGACAGGTCACCGTGGGGGAATAGTCGCGCTTCTCGACCTCATCGAGAAGCATGGCACCGCACTAGAATACGACCTAATCAAAGACGGGCTACGCCTACGTGACTGCCCGTCTGACGAATTCAACTGGCGCGATCTGTGGGTGTATGTCAATCACCCGGAAGAGACAAGCGCTCTATGGAAGTCCAGGAACCCGAAGTATGCGGGATGGACTCTGACTACCCGACTGCTGGCGATTATCGCTAACGCGCTGCGCTGGCTGGTGTGGGCGAAAACCAAGGACGGACACCGTAACCGGAACCGTCCGGTGCCGATCGGCCCTGATATGGGCGATCAGCAGTCACGCCCCGGTCTGAAAGTTAAAGCCGCACCCATCTCGAAGGTCAAAGAGCTACTTGGCCTTTCAGGCGAAGAGCGGCGCGAGAAGAAACTGCGAAACCTGTTCGGAAATTAGGAGGTGACACATGGCTGTTGAACTTTCATCGGGATATGTGTCGGCCACCGTCAGGTTCGATGGGGTCAATAAGGGCATCAGCAAGCTCTTCGACAACGTCCAGAAGCAAGCAATTGGAGCGGCCAAGAAGACCGGCTCCGCCTACGCTAAAGCCCTTGCTGACGAGGCGAAAACCGCTGCGGATCAGGTTAAAAAGATCTCCGAGACGGTCGCCAAGTCTCGCGACAAAGAAGCTGACGCCGCGGGCAAGCTCAAGGTGGCCCTTGAGAAGCTGAATGAGGCTCGCGAGGCGGGAACCAAGGGCTCGAAGCTCACCGCTTTGTCGGAAGCGCATGCGTCGGCGATGCGTAAGCAGCAGGCCGCGGCTAGTGAACTCGCCAAGGACTTGGATGCGGTAGCACGTGCGCAGAAGCGTGCCTCCGACGCGCAGTCTGCGATCGACAAGTCGTCCAAGCCGATACGTAACCAGGTATCCAGACTCCTATCGGGCTCATCTGATGCCGCGCGTCAGGAAGGTGGGCGTGCGGGCCGCTGGTTCGGCGACTCTTTCTCCAGTGCGCTACGCACAACCGGGATTGTTGCGGCAGGTACCGCGGTAGGAAACCTTGCCGCCAATGCGATGACCAAGGCCGCCAACCTGGCCACAAGCGGTGTTTCGGCGATCGTCACCAAGGGCTTGGACTTCGAGAAGACCATGAACACCCTCTCGGGTGTCACAGGTGCTTCGGCAGATGTCATGCAGCGGTTCCGCGACACCGCCAAGGCCCTCGGCAACGACATGACCCTGTCGAACACCTCTGCTGCTGATGCGGCGCAGGCCATGACAGAGCTTGCCAAAGCCGGTTTCTCCGTGGATGAGTCAATAACCGCAGCCAAGGGCACCCTACAACTAGCCGCTGCAGCACAGGTGAGCGCCGGACAAGCGGCCGAGATCCAAGCCAACGCGCTACAGGCATTCGGTCTCAAAGCTGACTACGCCTCTAAAGCTGCCGATGTGCTGTCCAATGCCGCCAATGCATCATCGGCAGAGATAACCGATGTCGCGTTCGCTCTTCAGGCTGGCGGTTCTGTCGCCCGACAGACGGGGGTGTCCCTCGAGGACACCGCGGCAAGTATCGCACTGTTGGCCAACAACGGCATAAAGGGTAGTGACGCCGGAACCTTGCTGAAGTCAGCACTTTTGAAGCTGTCGGCGCCCAGTGATCAGGCCGCGGGGGCTCTTCAAGAGTTGGGCGTGAGTGCGTTCGACGCACAGGGCAATTTCGTGGGTATGGAGACCCTTTTCGGGCAACTCCAGGCCGCGGCGAAGCGCATGACACCTGAAATGTATGCGATGAACACCTCTGTGGCGTTCGGATCGGACGCTGCACGTCTAGCCGGCGTGGCTGCCAAGGATGGGGCCGAAGGCTTCGACAAGATGCGCGACGCGATGAACCAAGAAGGTTCTGCCGCCAAACTGGCTGCCGCCCAGAATCAAGGTCTCCCGGGTGTCATTGAGCGGTTGAAGAATGCCGCGGAAACGTTGGCAATCACCCTATTCGAGAAGGTTCAAGGGCCACTGTCGAGTATCGGCGACGGCATCACCGGGTTCACCAACAAGATGCAGGAAGCATTCGAAAACCCTGCTGTCAGCCAGGCCGCGGGAAACATCGGCGCCGCACTTTCCAGCGTTGGGACCGCCTTCGGGAACGTTCTCTCCGCTATCGGCCCCTCTCTAGTAAGTGGGTTGTCGAGTGCGGTCAACCTGATCGTGCGCTTCAAAGACTTCCTGATCCCGCTGGTAGCCGGTCTGGCCGCCTACAAGACAGTGATGCTCGCCATCACCGTGGCGACGAGAGCATGGGCCGCAGTCCAAGCCCTGCTGAATATCGCGCTAACGGCCAACCCAATTGGTTTGATCATCGCCGCCATCGCGGGTTTGGTCGCCGGAATCGTAGTGCTCTACAACCGCAATGAGACTTTCCGCAAGATTGTCCAAACCACTTGGGCAGCAATCAAGACAGCGATATCCGCCGTGTGGGGCTGGCTATCGACGACCGTCTTCCCCGGATTGAAACTGGCATTCACCGCGATCGGGGCAGCGGCCACCTGGTTGTGGAACAACGCGATAGTCCCGGCCTGGAATGGCATCAAGGCCGTCATCGGTGTCGCCTGGGAAGTTGTCTCCGATATCTTCAACAACTGGGTCAGGGTTGGCCAGCTTGTCGGTCAAGGTGCGATGTGGTTGTGGAACAACGCAATCCAACCAGCATGGGACGGGATCAAGACCGCGATCAGCGCCGCATGGGACTTCGTAGCACCGATCCTCGATAAGTTCTCCGCAGGATGGGACGCCCTCAAGACGGGAATCTCCGGCGCCTCAAGCGCGATCAAAGATGCCGTCACATCCGCATTCTCGGGGCTAGCAGCGGTCATCAAGGCGCCCCTGAAAATGCTGGGCACCTTCCTAGCGTCTATCCCGTCCGAGGTGTTCGGATTCCAGATCCCTGGCGCCGACAGCCTGAATTCGTGGGGCAAATCGTTGCAGGGGTTCGCTGCTGGCGGGTTGGTTCGCGGACCTGGCACGGGCACTTCCGATTCGATCCTGGCCTGGCTGTCCAACGGAGAGGGCGTAGTCACCGCTAAGGGCATGAAGAACGGCGCCGGCATCGTCGCAGCACTAAATTCAGGGTGGGTGCCCTCGCCTGCCTATCTGGCCGACATGATGCGCGCACCGGGGTATGCCGAGGGATTGAACCCGGGCGCAGACTACCTCCGGTCGATGGTCATGCGGATGTGGCCGCAGATCAAGAACATCGGCGGCCGGCGCGTGGAGGACGGCTTTGGCGAGCACTCCTCGGGCAACGCGATCGACATCATGATTCCGAACTACCAAACCCCGCAAGGTATGGCGCTCGGAAACGCAATCGCAGCTTTCCTGGCCAACAACGCCAGCGCCCTAGACCTCAACGGATTCATCTGGCGTCGGCAAAGTTACGGCTACGGTGGTTCGTTCACTCAGGGCACCCCAATGGAAGATCGCGGCGACGACAACAAGAACCACATGAACCACGTGCACGTCATCCTGGGCTCTGGCAGAGGATCTGGCGCCGCAGCGGTAGGCCTACCGACAAGCAACATCTCTCTACCCTCCGGTGGATCTGTGGCCGCACGAGCGATGGGCAACATCTCCGGATCTTCCGGCGGCTCATCGAAACAGGCCCGCGAGGCCGATGACCGCATCACTGACCTGTCCAACCGGCTCGATGTCACCGAGCAGGAATTGGCCGACCTGGAGTCTGACCCCAAAACGAAAGAGACCACCAAACAGCGCAAACGCGACCAGGTCGACAAACTCAAACGAGATCTACAGCAGGCCAAGGATGACCGGGCATCACTGGACATCAGCGGTTCTAGCTCAGGGCGGATGTCCGGCCCCTACGCCAAGATCATGGAAGGAATCTCCGAGATCCTTCCCGACTTCGGCGGATTGGCCGATATCGGTATCGGTGGCCTCAAGGAATCCCTTCTTCCCCCGGGGTTCTCAGACCCGACGCAGTGGGGCTTCCTGCAGGCCGGCTCCACGCTCCTGAAGTTCTTTGGCGGCCTGCGCAACAACTCCGACGGCTCACCCCTCCTCGGCGAGGGCGGGTCACTGGTGGCCAACATCGCCGGATCTGCCATGTCTGGATCTGGTGGCGGGATTGTCGACGCGATAAAGACCGTCATCCCAGCGCCGTTCGGCAGCATGGAGGCTAAGCAGCTTCAGGGCGCCCCAGGCGATATCAACCCCGTCAATCCCGGCGCACAACTCCCCGGAACCGGATACGGCGACATGGGAGCGGCCTTCTCTCAAGGCAGCCCAGGCCCGAACCCGAGCGGAAACGCGCCGACGGTTGATCAATCAGTCACGGTCAACGCAACTAACACGGATGCCGCTATTGCCAAAAACAATGCAGCCCAACTGCAACAGTACCGCCGGAGCAATAGCACGGGCACAATGCCAGGACCACGCTGATGGCACTTTCTAACCCGTGGATCCACGGTCCCGAAACCGGCGAGGACTTTAACAATCTGCCACCACACCTGCAGGGTGTGGAGACGAAGATCGTCTACGTCGGCGTGGTCCACCCGATTCACAAGAAGCGATTCACCTGGAATCTGCTGGGATCTCATCACGGCAAAGAGGGCGTCGTAATGGCGCCGACAGCGGTGGGGCTCTTCCACACACCATTCGAAACCCTAATGTCCGAAGGGCCTTACCAGATCGGCGCCGAACCAGAACGCACCGACTGGAAAAAACGCATGATCTCCCTGGCTGTCCATGTGAATCCGGACATTGCCCCCTGGGATAACAACGGCAAGCTCATCGACACCCCATTCCGGTATCGGATGATCGAAGAGCGCTGGTGGGGTTCATGGTCGGCCACCGAAGACGGATACCTGGGAGTCTTCACCCGCACCCATGGATGGCGGTGGCTTCGAGTCCGCCTAGCCGAAGAGCCCAAAGACGCATGGGAACTCGATCCCGTGGCATTTGGCAACAACTTCATGACATGGAACATGAGCATCGTTGCCACACAGCCCTACTTCGCCAAGCGAACCGAGTTCAAGACGTGGCAGAACGATATCGACACCTCCACACTGTGGGACAAGATCGAGGACCTGCTCAACGAGTTCATTCCCGGGCTGGATGTGGGTGAAGGCGCCATTCGTGTGCCGAACCGCGGAGACATCGCCGTCTACCCGAAGTTCTTGGTGTCCTCGCCAGGTAAATGCTGGATTCAAGAGGGTGACCGGTGGGTCGAGCTGCCGCTACTGAGCCCGCAAGACGGCTACGTGATGGTAGATACCGACCCAAACGCGCAAACACTCACCGCAACAACAGATCCAGTGGACCCGCTGTTCATGCGGATCCAGCGTAACTCTCAACTCCTAGATGTCCTTCTACATGACCTGCTTTCCATCACCCTGCCGGTGTGGAGGCGTATGGAGGACCGATTCACCGAAGCATCAAAGATACCGCCCCGCACGCTCGCGGCAGTGAAGGTGCGCCACTCCAACGCTGATGGGCGGGTCACCATGTTTGTTCCCCAACGCTATTCAAAGGGCTTCGCGTAGCAGTGTCAGGTGATTGGTCGATTGATCTGACCGACTTCACAAGCCTGCAAGGAATCCTGGACCGGCTGCTTCGAGATACGCAGACCACCCCAGACCTCGGCGACCCGATGGTGGCATACCGCTACCTCAACGCGCGCCGGCAGGCAATGAAGGACGCCTACAAACAGCGCCCCCTGCTTCGGATCTGGGACAAGCACCATCGCTACATCGCCGACTTGGCTGGCGAAAAGTCAGTCGTTGTCGAGGAAGTCATGGCGGACTCCGGTACCGCCACCGTCGTCATCAAGCACTCCAACTGGCTGTCCAAATTCCTGCTCTACGACCGCCGCGCTGAAGAAGATATCCAATTCACGCTAGATCCAAACCCCACCAACCGTTCCTGGCAGAACCGTTGGGGCGGAAAGATCGTGAACGTCAACGCCGTCCGCGACAAAGACGGCCTACACACCGTCGAACTCGAAATGGTGCACAACCGGGAACACGCCAAACACATCCTCGGTGGCGCCAATCCTCTACTCCCGCCGGAAATCCAATTTCCGAAGATGTTCTTCCTTCCCTGGAACATGCGCACCGCCGGCTCCATCATCATGTTCCTGAACCTCGCTCGGCAGTTCTTCCCGCTACTGAGTATCCCCACGAACATCTTCAACCCTGGCGCCTGGCTGGGGGTTCGGGACGTCATCGGCGGCCTGAACCCGTTGGCGTGGCCCATTCAAGTGCAATTCGTCAACCCACTGTTCGACCAGTCCCGCACCACAATCCTGTCGTCCCGCTGGCAAGACCTGCACACCGTCCTTGCGGCACCGATGCAGGACGCAGGCTGCATGCTGCGCGCATACACCTGGCTCAAAGAGGACGACACCTCACCACATCCTGAGCTGGGAATGCTAGGTGATGCGTTAGCGCGCCCTACACGCAACTGCGTGGTCTTCGCATTTGAAGACAAGTCCGGGGTTACCGGCCCCACGGGAACTTTGATCGACGGGCCGCTGCGCCTGATCGCCGAGACCGCAGACGATCTGATCACCAACGCCATCGTCCCGCCCGACATGTACGACGAAGACGGCGACGGAAAAACCGATCCTTTAATCAGGAAGTGGTTGGGATTCGCCCCCGCCAAGCCGAAAGTCATATTCCGCGAGGGCGAATACACCGGAATCATCGACGCCAAGCGATCGATGAAGGGCTCAACAGCAAAGACCGTGATGACCGGTTCCCGGTCGCCGGCATGGCTGAATCAGCTCCAAACGTTCGGTATCAAATACGGGCTATCACAGCTATCGGCTGTTATCTCATACGGTTTGGGCGCATACCAGCAGCCCGGAACCCCAGGTTTGGAGGAGCTGTACCAAGGGCAGCTAGATAACACACTGTTCGCCTGGCAGCGGTTCACCGATCCGCGCCGCGTACTACTCATGGGCGACCTGGGTTATCTAGAACACTTCGAGCAAGGCCAGGGAACCGCCTACACATCCGCGGGGATCCTGGATCTACGTAACGGGCATTGGAAGACGCGGGCTTTTGTCAGCTTCAAAACCAGCATCCGAAACGGCATGCCCTGGATAGCCGACGAGCATTTCACCCTCGGCGACAGGGTCGCCTTCCAACTGGGAAGCGTCCTACATGTCGATCAAGTCTCAGCGATCCGCCGTTCATACGACGCTGACTCGCCACTGCTGGTTGAACTTTCGCTCGGGCAGGACTTGGACGAAGAAGACCCGGTAGCCAAGTCGATGCGCACCCTCGCGGGCTTCTGGAATCTCGCCGGAACCTTCTTTGGCTCCGACTCAATGTTCTGAGTAAAGGAACGAAATTGGCTGCAGATAAGTACGTTCCGCGTGCCCTCCAAGCCTATGCGGACAAGCAGAAGGCACGGGACGCACAGAAAGCGGAGATGGAAAGCGCCTATCAGGACTTTCTGACCGACTGCCATTACCCGCAAGACAAAGACGGAAACCGCATGGACTCGGCGCATTTCGTGTGGCTTGTGGGTTACCACATGATCAGGTGCGGGTGGCGGCGCTCGGCGCAACCCCTCATCAAACCGCGGGCCGTCGAGGCGCCCGGGGTGGTTGAAGGCGCGATCGAATGGGTTCCTATCGACGCCCCCGACGACCCCTTAGAGGGCGTCGAGAACATGACGTTCGCACAGATCAACGCCCTACCAGAGTGGCTGAAACGCAAAGCGATACAGCGACTGAACGGCAATCAAGACGCAGATGACGACCTACCCGAAATGGCCGAACCGGCATGGCGGGTGACTCCGAACATCGCCATCAAAGATGAGCGACCCATCGGGGATGACTTCGTGAAGGGAATCGAGAATGGCTGAACCGGGCGATACCCCCTACCTTGGGTCGATCCTTGCGCGCCTGCACTTCTGGGGTGTCGTCTCCGACATGGACGTACCCGGTGGTGTCACAGGCACATTCGAGCTCGCCGACCAAGACGGAGCAGTCACCATGGACGCCCTCGTAGGGCCTCCTGGTCCCGCTGGTGAGAATGCCCCCATCGTCAAGATGCAGTACCAGTCCAGCATCGACGACCCCGCCGATCTTCCCCAAAACCTCACCGACGATCCGATCGATATCGGGAAAGCCTGGTGGGTAGGCAACATCGTCTACCTGTGGGACGGCGAACACTACGTCCAGAAGCAGATGGGCACACAAGGCCCACCGGGACCACTGCCGAACATTACGCCCACGGTCCAACTACTGGACCCAGACAACCCCAGTTTGACCTCGGAGATCATCGTTTCGGGTACCTCCGCCAACCCGACATGGCTGTTGAAGCTCAAGGCACCGCGGGGTCCGCAGGGCGATAACGCCACCATCCGAGACGCTACCGACTATGACGACTCGGTCGCGCCCGCCGCGGGACAGGTCATTGCTTGGAACGGTGTCGACTACGCGCCCGCCGACTTCAACCCCTTGGCGACACGTTTCTACACCGTCCCCGAGTCTGCGTTCACCGACTTCACGGGTCTAGCCACGCGGCAGACGATCGGCTCATTCATCATCCCGCCGATGCCGTTCGACTACGTCCCCGTAGTGCACGGGCATTTCAAGGCCAACGGCATCGAACTCGACGCCGACCCATTCATCATCGGCTCCGAGGTCCGCATAGGTAACGCCACAAGCGGCCAGCTGATCGCCAAGGGCGCCGGCAACATGTCCTCCTGGTCCGCCCTGTTCCCGCATGCCTCATCCACGGGCTCCCCGAACACCGCTATCACCCCAGACAACGGGATCGGCATGATCCCGGCCTACAGCACCGGTACAACTTCAACGCTGTACGTGAACCTCGTCAACGAGGGCATGGAAGGCTTCTACTCCTTCAACAAAGCGGGTGCGCAGCTCTCAATCCTGATCGTCCCCGTCTCTCCGTTGAAGCCTGAGGACGGCTCCTAGTGCCACGGTCTTTCGACCGAATCCCGCTGCCGTTCAACGACCCTAACCAGGGGCTCGAGTTCCATATCGGCACCGCTTTCCAGCAAGGGCTGGAAATGTGGAAGGCAATCATCGATGGAATCATTGAGTACACCGAAAGCCTGATCAAGGAACTCATTCAGAAGCTCCTGGGCTTGGATGTTGACCCGGAGCAGGCGCTCGAGGATCTGTGGAATCTACTCACCGGCTGGGTAGATGACATCCCGATCATCGGCGACATCATCGAGATCATCAAGGACTTCCTCAACGGGAATTCATTCCCAGGTGTGCTGTCAATATCCCGCATTGCCAACATCATCCAGGATCTGATCTACGGTGCGGGTGAGTTCCTGACCGCTGAGAGCGTCACCGATAATCCGTACTTCGACTGGGATTCGGTGACGCCCGGTTTCATCTCGGGCGGCTCGATCCGGGCGACCGCCAACGGCACGCAGCAGGTGTTGCGCACAGAGCCGTTCGAGGTGTTCCCGGGTCAAACGTTGGAGTTGCGCGCCGCTTCGCAGTGGACCGGTGCGAGCGCGACCGCCGGCTCAAACCCCGTCAAGGTCGGGTTCACACCATTCGACGCGGACGGCAACCCGCTGGCCGATGTCATTCGCGGTTCGCTGCAACCTTCTGGTGATCATGGTTGGCAATGGATTCCGGTCGCCGATAAATGGCCCGTGCCCGCCGGTGTGAAATACGTATCGCAGCTGCTCATCCTCGATGCCGGAGCCACGGCTGGAACCTTCCGTTTCTCGAACGCTTCGGCGTGGGCGTCGAACCTGCTGGACCTCGGGCTGGTCAAGGATCTGCGTGAGATGGTCGATGCCATCGGCGGTGTTGTGAATTCCGAGGCAGCCAACATCGAGGCCCGCCTGCAGGCGATTACCGCTGACGGCAAGATCACCGCCTCGGAGATCGTCGGCTTGATCCAACAGGCGCAGGTCTCGGGCCTGGCCATCATGCAAACGGTCATCAACCAGATTCTCGACATTCTCAACGGCAACATCGTGACCCCGATCAACTCCCTGGTGCAGGGGGTCAAGGACTGGTTTGGGCTGAACCAGAACAAGACTCAGAAGTTGACCAGCGGCGGAAATCTGACGACGGCCGACGTTACCGGCACGTTCGACATGAGCCGGGTCGATGATCTTGTCGATAACCTCGGCAACATTCTGTCTGGGGTCAAGGACGGCGCCGACGGCGTGGGCACCGGCACCACGGGCGCTATCGGGGACCGCATCAATCAGGCCAAGGACTCGCTACTGGCGCTACTGGGCTTGTCGCAGGATGCGCTCAAAAGCGCCATCGCCGCACAGACCACCCTGCAAGAGCAGGAGACCGAGCGGAACACCGGCGACGGCAATAGCTACAGTTTCGTGTTCTCCGGGGCCGACGGTGCCGCACTGAATTCGACCGATTGGACCACCGGCCCCACGCCCGGCGATATCACCATTCGGGGCGACTCGGGGTATGCGGGTGTCAAGAACGGCAACCCTGACGGGTACTACTTCGCCAGCCCCAACTACACCTATGCCACGGACGGACAGTCGGCCTCATTCGTGCTCGGCAACACCCAAAACGGAAACTACTACTCCGGGGTGTTCATTCGCTGCAACGCCGATCGCACCACGGGCGCCTACTGCCTGGCCAAAGAGGGCGAGATCCGTATCGGCAAGTTCACCCGCTCGGGTTCTAGCTGGTCGTTCAGCACGCCGCTGACCCTGCAAACGGGCCTGTCGGCGGTTAAGCAGGGCGCGCGTATCGAGATCCGCTGCTCGGGAAGTAACTACTTCGTGCGCGTTAACGGACGCCAGATCCTGTCAGCCACCGACGCAGGAAACACCATCAGCATCGGTGCGGCGTACCGGTATTCGATGTTCAGCGTTCAGCGGGCCAGCCCGTTTTTCACCTACGACTCCTACCGGGTCGCGGCGTTCGCGATGTCCGACTACACCTCTGCGGGAGCGGGATTCTCGATGTCAAATTCGTGGAGCATCAGACGCGACAGCACCGCCGACGTCACCTATGGCCCCTACTCGTCCGGCGCATTCCCTTCCGGGTTCTTCACATTCAACGACTACACCACCGACGTCACTCTCGACGACTTGGGCACGGCCCGCATCGAGATCGCCACCACCGGCCTGTACCGGATCAGCACCACCTACCGATCGGTCACCGCCAAAGGCACGTCCGTGCCCTATTGGGTGGTGTACAAGAACGGCACCCGCATCACCGGCGCCATCCCATCGGGCTGCCCGTTTGAGATCTCTCTCGTGGCAGGAGATTTCGTGCAGCCGGGATTTATCGCCGTCGACTACGACATACGTTCCAACGGCTCGACAGGATCGGAAACTGTTGTCGCACGCAGCATCACAGCACTATCCGGCATCGCCACATTCGATGGCCGCCGAATCGCATGACCCAGAGAGAGGCCCAAGAGATGGCGACAACGTTCACCATGCCCGAACTGCCCGGTATCACCTTCACGGTAGAGCGCGGAGGACTCGACCCGGACGGGAAGCCCAACCCGTCCTGGATGCAAATTACCGGCACCCGCGATGCCGAGAATGACGAAGAGGCGCAGGTGGTCTCGCGCATAGGATTCGCTGGCCCGTAAATGCCCTGGTCTCCAAACCCGACCGTTCCCGCTGCGCGGTCGGGCGGTAAGTGGTCGCCCAATCCAGTCGCGCCAGCAAGCGCACCGGGAGGCCGGTGGCACGCCGTAATAGGCATCGACGCATCTCTGGCGATCATGTGCGTCGGCGAGGTCGAACTCATCGCCATGCAGGCGCTCGGGGTTGTGCAGTCGATTCACCTATCCCGAGACCTGGCGCTACAGGCGGTCTACCAACTGGCCGCGCAGCGATCGATCCTGGTCACCCGGAACCTGCAACTACAGGCCACATTCCAACAGGATCTCGCACTGGCCGTCACCATGGAACGCGCGCTATTCCTGGCCAAGGTCATCGGATGCGACCTCGCGCAGGCCGTGAGTATGACCGGCACCATCTCATTGGCCCGGGTCGCGCCGATCGATTTGACGTGCAACATGACGGCGCCGCGATCGATCAGCTTCGACAAGCTACTGCCCGTCAACCTGACGCGCACCGTCTCGATGTCCTCGGCCCTGGTGATCGAACGGGTCGCCAAGATCGACGCCGCACTGACGGTGACCATGGCACGCGCCTGCACCCTCGGCTATCCGCCGGGCGGTTTGCCTGTCCTGGCCAGCTACACCACCGCCGGTGCGTTCACTCACAACATCGTGCGCAACTGCGACTTCATGGACTGCGTTGGGTGCGGTGCCGGAGGCGGCGGGGGTGGCGGTGACGGCGGCCTGGGCAGCACCGGACAGGGCGGCCGTAAAGGCGCATGGAACGCGCGCACCGTCGCCCGCAACATCGACATCCCCGGCTCCGCATTGACCCTGACCGGCATGGTGGGCGCGCCCGGAGCCGCGGGAGCCAAGGAGAAAGGCGGCGGCGCCGGCGGTGACACCACATTCCTGATCAACGGAATCACCACCACGTGTGCCGGTGGCGCCGGCGGTAAAGGCGCCTACGCCGGCAACGGACTCAACCAGCCCGGCGAGGCTGCGGGCAACACCACCCTCAACGGCCAGACCTACACCGGCGGCGCGCAGGCAGGCACCAACACCAACGGCAACTCACCCGGAGGTGGCGGCGGCCCCGGCTCGGGCGGCGTATTCGGCATCGCCAACCCCGGACGCCTCGGCGGAACGGGCATAGCACATATCCGGTCGTATCAATAGAAAGGGAAATCCACTATGGCATGGGGAATTTCGGCCTACCTGGCGAACAAGATTCTCGATCACATCTGCCGCAACGTGGCCTACACACCACCGGCAACCGTGTACGCCAAGATGCACACCGGCGATCCCGGCGCGAACGGAACAGCCAACGCATCCTCGGTGGCCACCCGCTACCCGTGTGCGTTCAACGCTGCTGCGGCCGGGTCTATCACCCAATCCAACACCCCTGAACACACCCTCGGTGCCACGGAAACGATTGCCGGGGTGTCGTTCTGGGATCACCCCACGGCCGGGAACTTCTTGTGGTCATCGCAGGCCGCCGCCACCAAGTCCGGTGCCAGCGGCGACATCATCCGCATCAACACCGACACCCTGACTCTCTCGCCGTTAGCTGCATGATGTTCTCTCAACTGCTGCGTTACCCCGCCTTCTACGCCGTTATCGGGTTGGCGGGGTTCGGGTTCGGAGTGTGGTTCCGGCGCTCCCGCTGGGTGTCGGCGGGTAGACCGGGCCTTGATCCCCGGATTGGAGGCATCTAGTGAATTGGTTGCGCCGCAAGATCAATGAGTGGCTGGCCGCGATCTGGTGGTCGTACTGATGCCGCGCGTGGTCTACGGGAATTCGTTCTCTGAGAACGGTTGGCCAATGGTCAATTCCGATGAGTGCACATGGGTCACCGTGCCGGGTACGTCGGTTAGTCTGCAGATTCAGAACGGGCAGCCGTTGGCGATTCTGCGGGCATTCGCAGCGGACTTCAACGCCTACGTTGAACCGCTACGTGATCCAGACTCTGCGTGCTGGACACCCACCAACTCGGTGCCGACATCCAACCACCTGAGCGGTACGGCATGTGACTTCAACTGGAACGATCACCCATTCCAGGTGAGCTACGCCGGGTTCTCATCGAAAGAGACGGCAACGGTGCGGGAACTGCTCGACTTCTACGAGCAGACCGTCTTCTGGGGGCAGGACTGGCAATCCCCGAAAGATGCCATGCACTTTCAGGTCGGATACAACACCTACCAGAATCCACACACCGCGGACTTCATCGCCCGCAAGATCCGCGCCGACGGATTCTCCACGTTCCGGCGGAGTAACAAGCCGAATGGTGGCGCCCCCATCCTCGCCGCCGCTACCGGCCTGTCCGAGGCGCGTGCCGCAGAGATCCTGCCCGCCGTGTCGGACGGACTCAAGGCTAGCCAGTGCACGAACGTCAACCGCATCGCCATGTGGCTGGCGCAGGTCGGCCACGAGTCAGCCGGCTTCAATGCCACCGAAGAGTACGCCTCCGGTGCCGCCTATGAAGGTCGTGCAGATCTGGGCAACACCCAGCCGGGGGATGGGGTGCGGTTCAAGGGCCGCAGCTGGATTCAGATCACCGGCCGCAACAACTACGCAGCGTTCTCGCGGTGGTGTTCGGGTAAAGGACTCGTTCTGTCGCCAACGGAATTCGTTGATAACCCGAAACGACTGGCCGAACTGCGGTGGGCCGGTATAGGTGCGGCTTGGTACTGGACGGTCGCCCGCCCGGACATCAACGCCCTGTCGGATCGGCAGGACTTGGAGACCGTCACCCGCCGAATCAACGGCGGCACCAACGGCCTGGCCGACCGCCGCGACCGATACAACCGCGCCCTACTGCAGGGCGACGCGCTGCTGCAACTACTCGCCACTAGTGAACCGCTGGACCCGATTGAGGAGCTACTGATGTCAGACCTTCAGGTCGAATCCCTATCCATCTACGCCACCCCAGGTGAGCCGTTGATCCCGATTGTTCGCATGGTGCAGGCCATCGACGCCGCGGAGCACCGCAAGCTCGTCGAGGACTGGGCGCGCACCGGGGATGCAGACGCACTATCCCGTATCGCCCGCACCGCGGCGGGGCAAGGGAAGTTCCGTGACGCCGCCACCATCGCACACGCCAAAGCCGTGCTCGCTGACATTGAAGCCACTAACCCTGCAGTCCTGCAGGAGTTCATCTCTCAGAAGGGACAATCATGACCGCCCAGATTCGCAAGTGGTACTACCTCATCGGCGCACTGGTGACAGCGCTCGTGCCGATTCTGGTGACCTCCGGTGTCGTCAGTGACACCCAGGGCAATGCGTGGATCAACGCCGTTGTTGCCATCGGTGGCGTTCTGGGTGCTGCGGGTCTCGGCACTGCCGGTGTGGTCTTGGGCAAGCAGATCAAGGGAGCCCCCGGTGCCGCAGCGGACAAGGCCGTCACAAGCCTGCAGGACATCCAGGCTCAGCTGAACTCCACCGCGCAGGCGGCGCAGGACCAGCTTGCCGCCGCCACCCAGGTTGCCGTGGACAGCATCACCAAGATTCAGGCCACCGTAGGCAATGTCGTCGGCCCGCAGGTTTCCCTCGGCCCGCTGGCTGCCGAGGTCATCAAGAGCGTGACTGAGTGATCCTCACCCTCGGTTCCCATGGGGAGGTAGTAGCGAGGTGGCAGCGGGTCATGTTGGCCCGTTTCGCCTCCTACGCAAAAGCTGCTGACGGGGGACCACTGAAGGTCGACTCGTATTTCGGGTACGACGACCAAGCGGTCCAGAAGGAATACCAGCGCCGCACCGGACAGGTCCAGACGGGCGAGGTTTCTCAAGCGGATCTGGTGAAGCTGGGTTTGACGCCGCTGTTCTTCACGGTCGAGGGCCATCTGTCCGACATGTTTGTCGGGCCTTGCGCTTTCGTGGCCTCCACCCTTGAGCGTGAAGGGCGGGCGGTGTGGCGGCCGACCGGATACGACAACGTACGGCTGCCGTTCAACAACCAGTCCGGTGTGGACGAACTCGTGAACCGTTTGGACACGAAGCTGTTTGATGACGGCACACCATTCCCCGAAGGAACGCCGTGGAATCTGGCGATCTTCAGCCAGGGTGCGATGGTTGGCTGCGAGGTCATGGAAAAGCATGTTCTACCCGTCAATGGCAGGTTGCATTACCGGCTGAAGGACTTCCGCAAGGGCATAGCTTTCGGGAACCCCTACCGCCTGATCAACCAGTGCGCCCCTTGGGTTCCCGACCCGCCCCAGCCCAACACTCAGGGGATCATGGACTGGCACTTTGACTTCCTGAAATACCCCGAGCTGGCGGGGAAGTGGCAAGAGCATGCCCGCACCCGCGACTGGTACGCCGAGAACCGGTTGGATGAAGCCGGGGTCAACATGACAGCGATAGCCCGCATAATCACCCAATCCTCGTGGACCGGTGGGGCTTCCTCGATAGTGGCCCGAATCATGGACCTCTTCATCAACCCATTCGACGGGCTGATCGACATCGTATGGGCCATCGTGCGGACCTTCCAAGGCATCGCCCATCTGGAAGCCCACGGGACGTACGACCTGAATCCAGTCCTCGACTGGTTCCGCGCTTAGCCCCTAAGCCAACGCTGCACCGTGTTGGTGGATCGGTTAATTAGCGCGGCAATCTCCCGCACTGAGCCTCCGGCGGCTTTCGCTTCACGGACAGCGGCGCGGAGGTCTTCTGTGGCCATGTCGGCTTGTGTGGCGGCTGCGAGCAGCCTGGATCGTTGAGGCTCGGGGGTTTCTCCCCGCCTCAACGCTTTCCATCCAACTGAAGGTCGGCCCATGCCTTCAGGAGGTCTGTGTACTTTTCGTATGGAACAACGATTGCCACCGGCTTTTCGTCGCCGACGGCGATCGGGTAGTCACTCCCACCCTTGATCGCTTTCCACAGGTTATCTATGTCGATTTCCGGCAAGTCTGGCATGTCTCGATTGTAGCGCTTATCGCTACGGTGCAGGGAACTAGCTCACCGTACCGCGCCCATCTATTTGATGTATCCGGCGTCGCGGACAAAATAGCCCGCCGCCTGCGTGTTTCTAACTTATCCACAACCTAATCGGGGAGGGCTCCCATGGCTTTACATCCATCTGATTGGGCGTGGATCACTATGGCTGCTGGGATCGTCGCCTACGAGATAGCTTGCCCACCTGGGGAGCTGCTGTCGGACGCCACTACACGCTACGGGCAGTCCCACATGTTCCTCAGCTCAGCGGTGATCGGGGTAGTGGCAGTGCATCTGCTGCGCACCACCGGTCTGCTGCGGTTCATCCCTGAACAGCTTGACCTAATCCATTTGTTGGCTTCACTGAAATGAGAGGACACCGCTATGTCTGCATGTGAGTTATCCAGGAGCACTGCGGCGGCGGGTACTTCGCGGTGAATGTCGCGGGGATCGATTCACCGATCGAACTACTAGCCGTCTTCCTAGTCGTAGCCGGACCCATCGCCGGGGCTTGGCTCACCGGGTATCTCGCCAACCGCAAGCATATTGGGAAAATGGCCTCCGAAGTCAAAGCCGTCAGGGGGCAGGTGGAGAACTCTCACGAAACCAACCTGCGCGACGACCTCACGGACGTACTGAACGGCATCAATCTGATCGCCCAACGACAAGAGCATCAAGGGAAAGAGATCGGCGGCCTGATCAAAGACGTAGGTGGCCTCATGGACCGTGTGGGCGATCTAGCCGGGGATATCCGTGACCACCGCGACGAACTCGACACCATCGGCAAGCGGATAGACAAGCTCCGCAAGTAAACCCCGCTGTTAGCGCTTACCGCCAATAGAATTGGGGTATGTTCACCGTCGCTCAGCTGCGTAAGGCAATCAAGGACTTGCCAGACGACATGCTTGTGATGACCGAAGACGGCGAATCGCCAATGAGTGATGCGAACCTATACATCGCCCCGGCATGCCGCCATCAGATCGGCAGCAACAGCTGGGTATCCGAGGGCCATGAGGACCCACCCGCCACCGAATTGGCCCGCGAGGTATTCGGCGAATGCGAGAACACTCACGTCCTGCTCGTCACGCGGTTCGGAAACGATGGCCAGGACATCACCCCGGAAGAGCCTGGCGTGATCGACGTTCAGGTAGAACAGACCGCAATCGAATCTGGTTAGCCCCTCGCTTCACAGCCGCCCCCGGCTCCCGTGCTTCCCCCCAGCATGGTTGAGCCGGGGGCTTTTCGTGTTTTGTTGGACGATCCCTAGCGCTCGCGGAACCATCGCGTCAGCGCAGTGATCTCGTCAACCACCTTCTGGTCTAGGTAGTCGGCATTGGCCGCGATGATCTTGCCGATCTGCTCGACCCGCTGATCGAACGCCTTAGCGCACACGGCAGCTCTTCGGCAGCCGCCACCATCTCCCGATACCGGATGTGAAGCACGGACACGGCAACCTCCCCAGATTGGCGGGAGTGTAGGCGGGACCTGAATCCCGCCTACACCCTCCGACCTGGTGCGCCGTCAGGGGCTCGAACCCCGGACCCGCTGATTAAGAGTC